ATGACGCTTACCAGTATTATGCTATATTATATATGCTAAAATGGGGCAATACTGAAGTTACTATTGTTAAATGGGGTAATACTAATTGTACAGTAGTAAAATGGGGTAATACTGTAGTATTTCCTACTAATAATGGATTTGATGTAAATAGCGGTACATTTGTAGCGCCTATTGCTAGTGGATTATATTACTTTCCAAATTTTGGTGGGGATAGTACATTAACAACAGGAACAGCATTTACTGGAAATAAAACAAGTTTGGCATATACTGGTTCTAACCGTGTTACTTTTGTAAGTAAAACAGCTTTAACAGCAGCACAATGGAATCAGATAAAACAAGTAAGAATTGTTGCAAGATGGATAGTATATAATGCTAGTATGGTACTAGATTCTGATATGTATTTTTCTGCAGCATCTAGTAGTGGTATGGGTATATATATGAATAAAGATTCAAATACAAGTGCTTTTACTAGCAATAGCAGTAATGGCTATAAATGGGCAAACTGTAGTGGATGGCTTCATCCATGGCAAGCAGAGTGGTATTATAATGCACTTGATTGGTGTGGACAAACTCAATCGACTACAGGTAGTAGACCTCAAGGAAGTAATGTTATAGTTACTCATACACAAACGATTGATAAAGTATCTCGTTTTCAAGGTACTGCATATTTAGGAATAGCTCAATATCCTAATGTTACTGGTTGCCCTGGTGTTGGTGCATATAAATATTTTAGAGTAGAATTGCAATCAATCGAAATTTTAACATCTATAAAATATTAATTTATATCATTTTTATTATATATAAAGGAGACTCTTTATATGGCACAAATTAATAAAGTAAATGTATCTGATACTACATATGATATAAGTCAATCACCAGATGCTACATTTACTGCTACAAGTAATGATAATGCATCTCCTACTAGTTGGACCGATGTAGCAGTATTAGCATCAGGAGAAACTAATAGTAGTATATTCAGTAAGATATCTTCTATGTTTAAGAATATAAGATTTTTATATTCTAAATTAGGTACTAGTGATTTCTCTTCTGCTGGTGATACAGTATCTGCTGCATTAGCAGCATTAGAATCTGGCAAATCAGATACTGATCATACACATACGGCAGCAACTACTGCTGCTGCAGGATTTATGCCTGCATTAAATGGTAATTCTGATACATGTTTATTAGGTGATGGTACATGGGGTACAGCAGGTTCTACATATGCTAATGTATCTACTGCTGCTCCTGGTTTAGCTCCTACATTATCTGGTACTGCTACACAATATCTTAATGGTAATGGAGGATGGACTACACCACCTGATAATAATACTACTTATGCTAATTTCGGTTCTGGATCTGCTGGTTTAGTACCTGCTCCTACTGCAACCCAAGCTACTACAGGTTATGTATTAACAGGTGCAGGTTGGCAGGCTGGTACTAAGTATAATACTGATACTAATACTACATATAGTTTTTCCAATACTGGACCCACATTAGCTTGGAATACTCAATCTACTGTTGGTACTGTAGGTGGAGTAGCATTAACAGTTAAAATGCCTGCTAACCCTAATACTAATACTACATATGCTAACTTTACATCAGCTGCTGCTGGTCTTGTTCCTGCTGCTAAGTCTGGATCTACTAATATTGCTACTTCTGCATATGTATTAACAGGTGCAGGGTGGGCTGCTGGTACTAAGTATAATACTGATACTAATACTACATACGGTACTAATGTTGGATGTTATGGTACTCTTAGTGGTACTACACTTGTTCTTAATACTAGAAACTTTAGAGTATAAGAAAGGAGGTATATTGTATGGCTCAAGTAGATAAAATACAGATTGGTAATACTACATATGATATACTTCAATCTGCTGATTCTATATTTACTGGTGTAAGTAATGATACAGATGATCAATCTGCTACTAGTTGGACTACAGTAACTGCTTTAGCGTCATCAGAAACTAATGGTTCTATATTTACTAAACTCTCTTCTATGTTTAAGAATATAAGATATTTATATTCTAAAATAGGTAATTTAGATGTAGGAGATATAGGTACATCTATTAGTGATGCTATTAATAATTTAGCAGAGAATAAAGCAGATAAGAATCATACACATGATACATCTACATTAGATGCTGCTGATGGTACACCATTAATATCTACAACACAGATAGCAGATAATAATCATGTACCATCATCTCTATTAGTCAAGAATATGAATGATCAGTTATCTGAATTAATAACTTCTGTATCTAATAAAGCAGATGCTAATCACACACATAATAATGCTACTACTGCAGCACCTGGTTTTTTACCTAAGTTAAATGGTGAAGCAACTAAATGTTTATTAGGTAATGGTACATGGGGAATAGCAGGTTCTACATATGCCAATTTTAGTTCTGCAGCTGCAGGATTAGCTCCTGCTGCTAAATCTGGTACAACTAGTTTAGTTACTACTGGTTATGTATTAACTGGTGCAGGTTGGCAGGCTGGTACTAAGTATAATACTGATACTACTTATAATACTTTTACTTCTGCAGCTAACGGTTTAGTACCTGCTGCTAAGTCTGGTAGTACTAACTGGGCTACTACTGGTTACGTATTAACTGGAGCTGGTTGGCAAGCTGGTACTAAGTATAATACTGATACTAATACTACTTATGCCAACTTTAAATCGGGTTCTGCTGGATTAGTACCTGCTCCTACTGCTGCTCAAGCTACATCTGGTTATGTATTATGCGGTAATGGCTGGCAGGCTGGTACTAAGTACAATACAGATACTAATACTACTTATGGTACTAATGTTGGATGTTATGGTACTCTTAGTGGTACTACACTTGTTCTTAATGAAAGAAACTTTAGAATATAATATATTTTTTATTTATATCAGTAGAGGATTTCCTCTACTGATATATTTTTATTTTTTATCTCTCTTTTCACTTTTTATTATAAAGCTAAAATTATATTTATATATTAAGGAGATTATAATGGCTAATAAGAGACATAATGTAATTTCAAAAAATGAAGTTTATATGCTTATTGCTAGAATTATTGCTAAACGTTCTAAAGATCCTAATACTCAAGTAGGTGCAGTTATTGTATCTGAAGATGATAGAATTCTTTCTGTAGGTTATAATGGTTTTCCTAATGGCATTTCTGATGATGATCCTTCTTATGACTGGGCAGATAGAGATATTAATTCTTCTAATAATAAATATTTATACTCTACTCATGCAGAAGCTAATGCTATTCTTAATTATAGAGGAGATATTAGAGATCTTAAAAATGCTACTCTTTATGTTACTCTTTTTCCTTGTAATGAATGTGCTAAAATGGTTATTCAGACTGGTATTTCTCATATAATTTATCTTTCTGATAAATACCATGATTCTACTTCTTCTGTTGCTTCTCGTAAAATGTTTGGTACTACTCATACAAAATTTACTCAATACGAATCTTCTATTGATGATAAAGCTGATATGATTAATTCTATTATGGTCTTAGGTTCTTCTCCCAAGTATCGTAATCTTTCTGCTGATCAAGAGAATCTTAATTCTCTTATTGAAGATTGGTATAATGATATTTTAAATTATATTAGGTAAAATTAACTTTAGATATATATTATAAAATTGATAATATATTTGGAGGATTCATATATGAATCAATTTAATTTATCTAATTTTATTGATAATTATATTAAAAAGATTTCTAATAATATTAAAAAACCTATTGTTAAAGAATCTAATATTCCTAAGAAATATAAATTATCTAAAGAAAGTGGCATTATAGAAATTAAAGATGATAATAAATCACCTTATGAAATTGATGAAGACTCTAAAGTTGAGCCTATTCATTAATAAAAATATTATTTAAAAGGAGGTAGTGTGTATATGACTAAACCTAATAATACTGGTCTTTCTTGGAGACAAGTATGGTTTGAATTATTGAATGGACGGAAGATTAAACGTCCTACTTGGAAAGGGTATTGGATTTGGGAAAATAATACAATTATGATGTATTGTGCTGATGGAAATATTCTTGATATTAGAGAAACAGAGAATCCTGCTTATACCTTTACTAATATTGCAAGTAATGATTGGGAAATTCTTCCTGATAATTATGAGTATAAGCCTTATGCTTCTCCTAATAAAAAGAAAGAAAAAGAAGATGCAGATAAAGCTGTTTCCGAATGGCTCAATAGTTCTATTGATTCATCAGCAACAGCAAATTGTACTATTGATAGAGAATCTATGTCTGGAGATTGATAATATGTCATTAGAAAAAATTAAATATGGATCTTTATTTCAGGATTCTCATAATAAAAATAATTTTCTTCATTATGATGATAAAGATATAGTATCTACATCTTTTACTTATCCTCATAGTGATGAATATGAATATGAATCTTATATAGAATATATTGATTTTGATGCTGAACGAAAACTTGATATTGATTCTGGTAATGGATTTGAAGTAGCTCCTTCTGGAAGAAATATTAAGAAAGATTTGAAAGCAGAAGATGGATTATTCTCTAGAAGATTTGGACAAACATTAGCAGATGTTAATCCTTTTATTGATAGATATCGTTGTCATTGTACAGATGATGGTGGATTAAGAGGAAGAATTAATGCTGGATTGCGTTGTCCTAGATGTGGTCATTTATGTGAATATGTAGATGATAACTTTAGTTATTTTGGTTGGATGGTCTTAAAAGATCCATTTGTAATTATTCATCCTGCATTTTATAAGAAAATAGATACTTTCTTAGGAAGAGGAATTACTATACAGGGAGTAAAAAGAACTAAATTAGAAAATATTCTTGATATTTCAGATATAGTAACTCCTTTATCTAGTAAAGCTATTGAGACTAAGATGAAGGACGAACCCTATTTTGGAATTGGTATGGTTGAATTTGTAAAGAAATTTGATGAGATTATGGATTTTTATTTGCGAAAAAGACCTACTAAAAAAGAAAATTATGATGATATTTATGAACACAGAAATATAGTATTTACACATAGTATACCAGTATTTACTACGTTATTAAGACCATTTGATATTAAGGATGGTAATATGACATATGAACCTACTAATGCTATGTATACTATGATGAATAAATTAGTTACTACTATAAATAAGAATCAAACTAAGATACAAAGAGAACCAAAAATTAAGAATCAGCAATTATATAATTTACAGAAGAAATTCATGGAATTATATACAGAGCTGGAAACAATATTAAGTGGTAAAAAAGGAGACTTTAGATGTTTATTAGGGGGAAGATATAACTTTAGTAGTAGAAATGTTATAGTACAGAACCCTGATTTAAGAATTGATGAGGTGACATTACCTGTCATAGGACTCAGTATTATGCTTGAACAGAGAATAAAAAATATACTGTGTAGATTATATAATATGAGTCCTAATGAAGCCCATCAATTATGGTATAAATCTACAATAGAACCTGTAGATAGAATAAGTAGTATAATACAGAGCATAATAGATAATGAAAAAGCCAAGGGATTACCCGGCTTAATAGTACTAATAAATAGGAACCCTAAATTGTGGGGCATTAGGGGGAAACTCCTAAATGAAAACTGTGTGAATTGCTGGAAGTAGCTAATGCCTCTATGCCTATATGGAGAGAAATCAGAAATAAGTTAGAGGATTAGAGAAGGATAAAAAATAATTCCTAACTCTTGTACAATGCTTAATCAGCAGCCAAGCTCTATATAAAAATATAGAGAAGGTTCAACGACTATCCAAGAGGAGTAGAGTTAGCAAATAACTCGAAGTGCATAGTACCTAAGTCTAATAATATTAGATATGGTAAAGATATAGTCTAAAAATAAGATAAATGACAATTTCATATGGATTATAATATTAGTCCCATTTAATATGAAAATATTAAATGAAAACTGTGTGAATTGCTGGAAAATCCTAAAGCTCTCTTGCCTATATATTAGGAGCGAAAGCAGAAATAAGTAGAGAGATGATCTATGCTGAGATAAAAGCTATATTATTATATAATATAGTGCTAAGGATTATTAACAATGGATAATCAGCAGCCAAATCTTTATAATGTAAAGAAGGTTCAACGACTATCTCTGATGAATGTAAGAGAGTAGGGCTTAAGTAAGCTCGAAGTGCACAGCACCTAAACTAAATATATTTAGCATGGTGATGATATAGTCTAGTCTCTATTGAAAGAATAGAGTAGTTCATAAAAGAACAGTATAAAGCTAACAACTTTATATGACTTAACGCAATATTATGCATGTTCTGTATTGGTTTTACTGAGACTTATACCATGGCATTACCGCTTCAGATTTTGCCGCTATTGGCTGCAGACTTTGACGGCGACGTTCTCAATATTCTTCTTCCTATAAATCAAACTTTTATTAAGCTTGCTTGGGAGAAATTTAATCCTAGAAATGTTATGTATATATCTAGGAATGATGGTTATTTTAACTCTGCTGTATCTATGCAGAGAGATACACTTATTAATGCTAATACATTAGCTCGTTGTGGTAGAGATACTTATACTCAAGAAGATTTAGAGAATTTTGATAAACTTTTTAAGCTTAAAGAATCTCTACTTAAATCTTATTAATTTTAAGAGGGAGAAATTTCTCCCTCTTATTTTTTATTTTAATTATATATTATAATATTGAAATAATATTTAATTATTAAAAAGGAGGTTTTGTAATGGATCTTGGTGCTTATATACAAATTGGTAATTTATCTAAATTGGCAAAACTTAATAATATTAATGTAGCAAGACTTCGTGGTTATCGGTATATGAAATATGAAGATAAACCTATTGATATTAATGAAGAAATAAAAGGTCTTAATAGATATATTGTTGAAGATTTAGTTACTAGTTTACCAGCTTGGTCAATAAATTATAATGTGCATAGCTGGAATTCTGAATCTGATAAGAAAGTACGTAAATTTTATGATTTTAAAAATGAAAGAATTAAATGGGAAAATATTCATGGTAAACACAGAAAGAATCTTAAATATGTTTTAAAAATTAAAAAATTAGAAGTTAAAGAACAGTTTAATCTTTTTAATAAATATTTAGGAAGAGAAGATATACTTTATATTCATGCTAGACTTGGTAGTAGAAATTGGTCTGGTATTCATTATTGGGATTATAAAAAAGAACCTTGGTATATTGATGGAATAGATGATTGTTTTGATGATAGTTATTGTGATATCTATGCTAAAATAGATCCTGATACTCTTAAATATGTAACAGATATAAAGGAAGATAATATAGATGAGGAAAGTTGAAATAAAATTATCTGAATTACCTAAATATAAATTTGATTCTATAATAAATAATATGGAAAAAGAATTTGGAGTAGATATTGATAAAAATAATAATATTACAATTGATATTTTTATTGATAGAAATTCTGGTATTAATGCTACTATAACTAATAAATTTAATGTAAGTAAAAAGAATAAAGATGAATTACTAAGATATAATTTAATAGAATTTTTAAATGCTCATATATCTTATAATTTTGGAAGTCAAATAGATGTAAGAACTTTATATGAAAATTATAAGAATTGGTGTACTTACAGAAATATTTCATATTATCAAAATATGTCTTTCATTAAGACAGACTGGTTTACAAAATTTTTATCAGACAGAGGTATGTCAACAAATAATAATGTTATATTCAATGCTATATATGGTATAGTAACTAGAATATAGGAGGATGTAAATGAAAATACTTGCTTATGTAATGATGTTTATAATGATATTTATATCTCCTATAATCACATTAATAGCAGTTGGAATATTTATATTCGAATGTACCGGTTTTATACCTTTTGTAGTGATAGGAAGTATTTTTGATTTTATTACTATTCTTATAATAGCATTAGTAACTTCTTATCATTTAATTTTAAGTATAGAATGGTAAAAATAAAGAGGGAGAATTTCTCCCTCTTTATTTTTTTGTAAAACTCATTAATAATACATTTATTATATATGGAGCTTAATATATGGAATATACACAGCTTAATGAGTTATATATAGGAAGAAAACCTATAGAGCCTTTACAGAATCAATTTACTATTGTTAGAAATAAATTTAAAGGAAAACCATTTTCTTTATCAATGAATACTGATAAAGATGTATTAAAATTTAATAGAATAGTTGAGAAATTATTTGGGTTTTCTTCATTTGCTTTAAATATTTCTCCTAATCAAACTATTAATGCTTATACATGGGGAACTACTGTATTTAAATCTAAAGAAGAACTTAAGAGAATGATTAATTCTCTTAAAGCTTCTGCTAATACAGGGTTTTATCATGATTCATCTAGTGGATTAGTTACTGGAATATGTACTTTAAATATAGGTCTTATTAATTGCAGTGATTTTACAGATGAAGAAATTATTGCATGTATATTACATGAGATTGGTCATAATTTCTTTGAAGCTGTAACGGATAAAAATTGTGTATATAGTTTAGTATTTAAAATTATTAAAGTCTTATCTAATATTAATAGAAAAATCAATAATAATATTATAACCGGTAAAGAAATAAATTCTGATGTTATAAAACAAGATGTGGATAATACTATTAAATCTTTTGATTTAATAGGACAACTCAGTAATGTATTTACTAAAGTAAAAAATAGAATCTTTTCTATTCCTCATGCTATTACTAATACTGCTAAAAATGTTATGAAATATATGTCTTCTAAATTCTTTAGAGAATCAATGGAAGATAATATGAGAAGAACAAGATTCGCTTATACTAATGAAAAGTTTGCTGATTCTTTTGCTGTAATGTATGGATATGGAACAGAGTTACATTCATTTTTACAGAAGATTACGGATTACTATGTAAAAGAGCTTAATATTAAGCAAAGTAGAAATAGTGTAATAATTGCATATAAAGTATTTGACTATATGCTTACAAATGCTCTCTTATATATACTTAATCTTATGGATGAACATCCTAGCGATCTTGCAAGAATTAAAGTAAGTATTGAATATTTAAAGAGAGAATTAGCAAAAGAAGGATTAGATCCTAAAGTTAAGTTAGAATTAATGAAGCAAATTAATGATATGCAGAAACTGATTGATGATTATATTAACTTCCCTAAAGATGAAGATAATATAGCTATAATAAGAGCATATTATAAAGAACTCTATAGAAGATTTGGTGGAGACAGAAGAGAACAAGATACTGATAATAAAGCTTTATTTAATGCTATTGATAAGAGATTCGATGAGATATTAAATGATAAATAATGTAAGTCTGGTAGAGAGAAATCTCTACCAGATTTAACTTTATATTAATTATCATATATATAAGGAGTATTATTATGGGACTTAACTTGAATTATACCCTTCTTAAAGAGGGTTCTAATTCTTATTTCAAGATTCCTAAATATAGACAAATGGATTCTCATTATAATGTTTATTCTAATACTTATGTATTAGAACAGATCTCTCAATTTAATCAGGTTATGAGAGAAGCTTCTATTGAATTAACTAATATTAGTATTAATAATGAATATATTACTGAAGCATCTTTCTTTGAAAATATTGCTACCACTTTTTCTGCTATTATTAGAAAAATAGTAGAAGGATTAAAGAAAATAGCTGGAGTTATTATTGGTGCTTTTAAAGAATTATATAAGAGGGTCAAAGATAGATTTGCTAAAAAAGATCCTGATTTAGTAGAGAAAAAATATAGAGAAAATGAAAGAATTAAACTTCTCAGAAAAGCTTTATATGAAACTCCTGCTGAAGAAACTGTTCTTCTTATCTCTGATATTAAGCCTACTGAAGAATTAATGGATAAAGATTTTCCTGATTCTTCTCTTATTGGATCTAAATTAGTTAATCTTGTTAAAACTAACTTAGATAATTTTGTATATAAAAATATTCATAATTATGGATATGGTCCAACCGGTAACGTTGATCCTAGTACTATTGCAAAAGATATTGAAGCTAATGAATCTCTTGCTGATGTATTAGAAGATCAGAAAGAAGAAATCCTTTCTAAAATGTTTGGAAGATATTCATATGATATTACTAATATTCCTGCATCAATAGAAAGTGTAGCTATTAAAGCTTTTGGTAATGCAAATGATATTAAAGCTACTAAACTTACTATTGATCTTTATCTTCTTGCTTTAGATAATCTTACAAGAGGAAAAGAACTTTCTGATAGTATTATAAAAAATATTGAAAGTATTGATAAAAATTATAAAGAAATTATTAAATCTCTAGAGAAAGCTGATAGTGAAGTTAAGTCTATTAAACCTACTAAATCTGCATCTGGATATGATGAAATAACTAATAGACTTATTGCTAGTATTAATAAAATTATTAATGCTACTCAGATTGTTGTTAATGCTAATATGAATCTTCTTAGATATAAGCAGAAGAGGATTGATCAGATTTTTGGTATTCCTGGAGATTCTTTCAAAGTAAAGAGATTTGCTCATAATCTTATTCTTAAACAAATTGGAATGGAGGATGAAATCTCTGAAAATTATAGTCCTTTAGATGATACTTTGGAAGCTGATATTCTTAGAGAACAGTTTGAATCTATTCTAATTATGACAGAAGAGTATTGGTTAGAGAATGAATTTAATTCTAGACTCACTCAGTATTTAACTGAAGATGATACAGGTGCAGCTACTCCTAATGTTACTTCTGGAACCGATGCAGCTAAAGCAGATTCTACTCAGACTACAGTTACTACTACTGCTAATATTGGTAATACTAATACTAAAGTAGCAGGAGCTCCTAATTTTGTTGATAAATTCAATGCAATGTTTGAAAGTTTTAAAACTGCTGTACAAGAGCATTTAATTAAATTAGGAGATACCAATTTCTGGAATAGGAATAGAGGCAAGATTAGAACTCTTGAATTTGCTTCTACTACTGTCTCTGATTGGAAGAATTATGATTTCTCTCAATTTGAAAAAAGGCTTAACACTATTAAATATGATGATAATGCTGAGTATTTAAATACTGATGAAGGAATGCAAAATGAGATTCTCAAGAAATTTGATGCAATTCCTAATGATCAAAGATTTGGAGAAAATGATACTTTTTCCCAAAAGATGACAAAAGTATTTTATACTAATATGATCCCTAAAGATAAACCTACCCCTATTGCTCAAGCCGGATTTAAAAGAGAACAAACTTTTAAATTTATTGATGAGATTGTAAGAAATGGTTTTAACGGTGCAACATTCGGTAATATTAGAGAAGATAGAAAATTTATTAATGAATCATATAAACAAGCTTCTCAAAATAAACAAGCTACTGCAGATAAAGTAGAAGATGCTAAAGCTGATTATAGAGCTCAAAGAATGCAGCAAAATGCTACTCCTGAGAAAAATGAATCTACATATGATTCTGATTTTAGATTTAATCTTGCTGAACATTTTGGTTTAGTTACTGCTGAAAGAATTATTAATTTAAATGAAGCTCAGTATAATATTGGAGCTGATGATGCTCAAAATAGTCAAGGTGGAGCAGGAGCTGGTGTTAAAGAAGCAAATGCAAGAATTAATAGATATTTCAAATTTATGACATTTGCATTATCTGCTAAGATGACTTCTGCTTTAGCTGCTTATAAACAATATATGGGTCTTTATAAAGCTGCTTATAAAAAGCCTAAAGCTAATAATGAGAATAATAATCAACAACAGCAGAATCAAAATCAACAAAATAATAACCAGCAGCAAGCACAGCAAAATAATCAGCAGTCTACTGCAACTTAAAAAATATAATAGTGGAGCAGATTATTCTGCTCCACTATTTTTTTTAATTTAATAATATCATAGCTTTATTATATAATTTATCAAATGTATTTTCTTCTATATCTTCATATTGTTCTAATGGTAAAGTAACAATAATTTTCTTAATCATATTATCTACTACTTTACTTTTATAATCAATTAATCTACCTTCATACATACAATAAAATCTATCATCATTACTTAATTTATCTATATCTGCAGGGGTTACTTCTTTATCTCCTTTTGTAGTCTTTATTTTAAAATTAGCCAATTTTAAAATAGAATATACAAATTGACTACAAATCATTTTATCTTTATCTTCACTATATTTATGATTTCTAATAGCGATATCAAAAATATTTCCAAAATTATATTTTGTTTTATTTTGATTTTCTATATACCATATTATAGTATCAAGCATCATACTTTTTTGTTTAGGAGTAACAAATAAAGAATATACTTTAATCCTTACATCTCTATTTTGTCTTAAATATAACTCTTTTCCTTCTATAGAAAAACCATTTACTAAATTATATCCATCTTGATAAAGATTAAATGAATATAAAATATTTAATGATGAATCAAATCCCATAGATGCATGTGACCATTTAGAATCTGTAAACCATTTTATAGCAGATCCAGCAGGAGAATTACCAGATACTAATACTACAAATACTGGAACAATTTTATCTTTGAGATTCTCATAAGTAGCATTATTAGGAATTTCTTCTATAGCAGGTTTGCTAGCTTCTTTTATATAAGATTCTCTTAAATCAAAAAACCTTGTTGATTCAAATTTTGGATATCTTATATAAGTTTTATTAGCAGCTTCTAAAGAGAAAGGAATTTCTGGATTCCATCCAAGATTATAAATAGATTCTTTAATAGCAGATCTTTTTTCTCTATTTGAAGTAGAGTTAAGTTTTACATAGAGAGTTTCTAACATTCTAGACCATTTATATGGCCCACCTGCTTCTTTAATTGGATCTGTAGATTTAAAATCAGAAGCCAATTCATAAGGAGTATAATATGGCCTAGCTTTATCTAAGATATCAAGATCTTCTTCAGGATTATCATCTGAAGGAGTAGGTTCAATATCATTTTCTATTCTTTTAATATGTTTATTTAAAATTATATCATAAAGAGCATAATTATCAAATCCTAAAATATCTCTAGCAGTATCATTAGATAATTGTCTCTTATCATAAGATAATGATTGAAATTTATTCCATTTTTCTTTAAGTTTAGCAATTGCCTCTTCTGAATAATCTTCAAAAAAGCCAGATTCTGTATCTATCATAATAACTAATCCTTCAGATTCAGCTTTTTTCACTTTAATAATTTTATCTTCTATATCATTTACTACTAAAGTTTCTATATCAGAAGAAGATTCATTCAAATCTTTTAATATATCTTCTAAAGATATTCTAACATCTTCAGGTGTTATATCTCCTAAATTTTTATTAGGATCTATTTTATCTAATAGAGCAGTCTTAAGTTTATTATATCTTGTAATATTATCAGAGCCAAAATTATCAATGGAAATATCATTAGATACTTTTCTCTGGTAATATGTCATTGAATCAAATTTAGATTTCCAATATTCTAAATCTTCTAAATTATCAATATCTGGAGGTAATACCATATACATATGATCATTCATAAATTATCTCCTCCAATTCTTTTACTTGTTCAGATAAGGTATTTAATTTATTTTCTGTAGAAGAACCATGAAGAAGATAATTATAAAGATTAGTACTTTCATAATTAATAGATTCTTCAAAACTTCTAACTAATTCAAATCTTGTATCAAATAAAATCTGATCAGGAGAAATAATATTATTTCCATTTGTTAGATAAGAATAAATATAATTTTCATTAACATCTGATGTCAATCCATGATCCATAAAAGTAAGATTTCTATTATAAAGCTGAACAAGATTTTCATATAATTCTTTAGCTTTTCGTTTATCTTTAATTTTAAAAGTAAGATAATTTTTAGAAATCTTTCCTTTATCAGATTTAAAAACTTTATAAAATCCTTTTTCTTGTGGATCTACAGAATAAAGGGTATATTGAAGAGGATCTTTAGTAATAGAATAAGAAAGTTTTTGATCTTTTGGATATACTACTGCGTAATAATTTTCTGGATCACTTATATAAGGAGTAGGTAAAGGCATTGGCTTAATAATATTTGAATTATTAGCAGTGGGTGCTAATGCTGCTCCTATAGTGCCAGACATATCTTCATTCATATTAGCACTCTCATTTTTATTCATTAATTTAGAATAATAATTATACCATTTATTTAAATCTTTTTCATATATTCTATAAGCTTTGAGTCTCCGTAAATCAAATATAAGATCTAAATATCCTAATATTCCTGGATCTTGATCTCTTTTGGCTGCTCTATGCATAGATATAAGAGCAGAAGTTCCTTTTATACATACTGCATAATCTTTTAATTCTTCAGGTTTTATACACCAGAATAATTCTACACCTTCAATAATATGCTTTCTATCTTTATGAGAATTAGCATATGTTTTAGAATAATCTATAAAAGCTTTAGTAATTTTAATATCATAATCTTTATATCTATCATTAAAATTATGAGATTCAAATTCTTTTCTAGAAGTGAATCTATAAGATTTACCAGGTCCTTTAAAGAAGGAATAAATTAAATCTCCATATTCTTTAAGATTTTCATCAGAAAAATTATAATTTGCTACTAAATCATCAAGTTCATAATAATCTACTTTTTCTCCAGATAAATTTCTACCCATTGTAGATTTACCAGAGCCAGAATGACCAGTAATAAAACAAAGATTAATTTCTCCAGAATTAAATTTATCTTTATTCCAATAAATATCTTTTCTATTGAATATTACATTTTCTAATAGAGAAGATTCATTAGTGACTTTTCTTGCACCTTCTCTACTCATAATATATTGATCATATTTTTTATATTTCATTGTATCAGATATTTTAAATCCGAGATTTTTATACATATTTATAGCAATCTCATTATCTTTCGATACGAATAATAAATTGGCATTATATTCTTTTATTGCTTTCTCCACTAATAATTTGCCTAATCCATATCCTCTATATTTAGCTTTAACTTCTATAGGAGATATAAGATTACCATGCCAATGATTCATTACCCAATTAGGCCAAATTCTAATAAATCCAGCAAAATTATCAGTATTTTTTTCAAAAGCAGCAAAACCTTTAAAATAATCTTTATACTTTCCTTTTAATTCATCTATATTTCCTTTTACTTTAGGATCTCTAATATCTATAATATCAAACTCAATACCAGTTTTCTTTTTAAAATTTTTATCAAGAGTAGATTTATCTTGAGATTCTAATAAAGTAAATTCATTAATTCTCATTACAGGATCATATACTTCATTTTGTAAATTATATTTAAGAACAGCCATAATACTCATTAATTGAGAAAAATCATTATTAGTCTGTCTAATATAATTATATTTACCACTTGCTTTTACAGCAGCTTCTTTAGCTTCCTGTCTTTCAGTTTTATATCCTCTCATAGCAGGATTTGCATTAGGATTATCTCCACCATCTTTAATTTCAATAATAAGATTATATGGTATATAATAAAAATCGGGAATATATAAATGCTCTTTTCCCTGATACATATAATTCATACTAGGTCCAGGAGCTAATATATCTTCAGATTTGCAATTCATAACTTTATCCATGAATTCTAATAATCTTCTTTCATAAGCTCCTAAATATTCTATTTCACCACCATCAATGAATTTATATTTACCAGCAATCCTTCTTCCTTGCATAGCTTTTCTTTGCACTTCTTCTGCATATCTAGGATCACTTTGTAATCTTTCTACACCATATTTATTTTTATTTCTTTCTGCTGCCATTTTCTTATATGCTTCATGGCATTTAGGATCATTGCATAATCTTTCATATCTTCCTTTATCTTCATTCCAGTCAGATACTTTACCACACATTATACAATGACCTTCGGTTTTATTATTTATAGTATTAAAGGCTACTCTAAGAGCAGTATATCCTTCAGGAATTTGTTCTTCATGTTTATTCTGAATATGAATATGAAGTTTATTCCTTTCAAATTTCTGTTCACAATAAGGACACTTATACTTTCTCTGATAAGTAGACTTGCTAGCAGCTTCTATTAAGACTACATCTTTCATTTATTAGAGACTCCTCTTATAATAGATTATTGGGATGTTTTTCTAATATTACTGATTAAACTAGCAAATAATATTATATATAGAAAGGAATATATATAAATATGAATAATAATATAGAAATGCCAAATGATGATGATATTATTAGAATTAAATCTGAACAAGATGAAAAAATAGATAATAGTACAGAAATAACTGAATTTAGAAACGAATTAGTAAGAACAATAAATAGTAAAGCTACTAGATACTCATTAAGAGAAATTGCTAATTTATTAGTTTATAATGATAAAAATACATTTGATAGAGAATTTTTTGATGTTAATGATATATTTGAAATTATAGATGAATTATTTATTAAATATATAAAAAATAAAGAGGGAGATTAATTCTCCCTCTTTATTTTATTTATTTTAATTCATTTATATTTGATTTTTCCTCGACAGCCATATTTGCCAATTTAAGTATAGCATCAAGACCTTTGGCTGCTGTTAAGAAGCCATTATCTTTATAACAAAAAGTTGCCTCTTCTACACTAGTTACTTCAGCAAGGGTAACTTCAGACTTAGTGTCTTTCCCCCACCAAACCTGGGGAACTGGATGTCTTAATTCTCTGGTATTTGTATTTGCAGGGACAGCCTGCATATTCCATTCATCCTCTTCCCTAGTAGACGGGAAAATTACATACCAGATATCATCTGTATTTTTTGTTACATATCCGATCCATGGAATGAACTTATCCAGAACCAAAATGTGTTTATTTTTTCTCGTTCTGATTAGTTCCTGTAGTATAGCTTCACTATTTGCTCCATCGATATATTTCCTAATGAGAGCAATTAAAATTTGGCTACAAATATCTACAGCCTTTTTAAAGTTTAACTCCTGCTTAAGTACATTTTTTACTCCACCATCATAAGAGATAGTGTTAAATGTAAACACCATATTACTAATGGTGAAGTAATTTATACTTCCTTTCACATCAGGAGATTTGTAGCCATTATCATTAGCATCAATCCCTTGAATAAGAATAGTATCAATGACATTAAAGACTCTATTAACAATATTAAGATCATTGATACCCATCAGAATAGCTCTCTTGTTTATAAGATCTTTTCCAAAATCTTTCCAGATTAATCCAATTGAGGAATAAGGAATTCCATTATTCCTCTTAATAGTCTGATTATGATGATTATATTTGCCATTGCCAATATCATAGATAATGGCATTTTCATCATTTATATATTTATCTATTTTATTGACACTGGTTCTGACAATTGCTACATTGTCTTCCCCATATAAATTTAGCAAAACAGCCGTAGCCATTACCTCATCTGCATGGAATACACCATCATGGGTAACTAAAATTTTCTTCATAATTAATTCTCCTTCTTTATAAAATATATTATTAATATCTTTATATAATTATTATACGTTTATAAATATTCTAATTTTTAAACTCATCATTAAAGTAATTCTTAACATGTTATACTATATTATAATCTTAAGGAGGGTTATCCTTATGAAAGAATATTTATTAACTACTAATGAATTTATGGTACCAGATTCTGTAAAAGGATCTGATGCTTATGGGCTTTTATTATTAAGACTCTTATTGCTACAACCAGGACAGAATCCTTTACATCCTGGTATGGGAGTTGGTTTAGGTCCTAAATATAGATTCATTACAGAAGATAATATGAATATGCTTCAAGATAGAGTACAAGAGCAAATTGATACTTATCTTTCTCAGGATTTTACTGTAAAGACTACTGTATATATGGAAATTAAACCTTCTCATTATCTAAAAATTATTATAACTGCTAATGATACTGATTATATTTATGATACAGAAGATAGTGATACACCAATAGAGTTATCAGATCTTTTAAAATAAAATTAATTATATTCCCCAGGAGGAAATAAATAATGAATAATGTTAATGATCTTAATAGAACTGATATTACTAAAGCACCTCCTACTCAAACAGTAAGCCTTAATGCTGTTAGGAGACCTCAGCCTACTAGTAATATCAATATTGATACTACTAATGGTCTTACAGGAGTAGAATCAAATCAATCTAATGAAACTACAGGAGGAATTAGAATAGATCCTAACCTTCGAAAAAGACCTAGAAGAACTGTTGAAAGACCTTCCGATGTCAAACAAGTCAATCCTAATGATTTCATTAGGAAGGAGGTCAGGAAAGAGGCAGATTTTAGAACTACTATTCAGGAAAATGCAATGTCACAGTTAGATGCTACTGTTAGAAGAAAGCAGCAAGAATTTCGTGACTTTGTTAAATATGCCGAAGAAGCTGATAAGACTAATAGAGAAAAGATAGATAATGGTCTTGAAAAAATTGAAGGTGAAGTTGATTACATGCCTACCGAAGTTTCTCAAAAAGAAAAAGAAGAAGAAATTAATAAATCTAAAGAGAAAGAAGAATTCTCTTACAGTGAGCCTGTAGTATATGAAGATGATGATGTAGAAAAAGATCTTGAAGCAGAACTTAATTCAGATCAAACTGGTCATTCTGATAATATTAAAACTACAGTTACAGTATCAGCTAATCCTTTTGGATTTGAAGAAGATACTTTTTCTAATCCTTATGCTAAAGAATTTGAACAGGCAAAAGAACCTACTCCTGCATCTACTATAAATGACAATGATGGTCTCTTTAATGATGGAGAATATGAAGATGATTTCAGTGAAGATGAAATCTTTAATGATGAAAAAGAAGAATCTGAGTCTATAGCAGAAGAAGAGGCATTTACTCCTATTGATTCTAAAGAAACTCCTTTTGGAGAAGAAGAAAAAGCAGTTGAAGTAGAGTCCATAAAAGAGAAAGAACCTACTAAGAGTGCCAATATTATTGATAAGACTGATGAAGAGATTAGAAATACTTTAATGGATAGAGCAATTTCTGTATCTTCTAGTATTGAATATGATACTGAGACTACTAAGAATACTATATCTAATTCATCTTCTTCTGACTTTGAAATTGATGAAGAAGATTTTGATGATGTAAATAGTACAGAAGATTCTGCTCAAACTGAAGAAGATGCTGTAGCATTATCTAGTGAGGAGATTGAAAAGATCAGAGTTGCTGGAGAGAAGAATCTTAAAAATGAAATTCTTAAGAAGATCATCAATACTGGTAAGAAGTTAGATGCTACTCAGTTTACTATTTCTACTAAGATTATTCCTATTAAAGATGCTATTAGAAATAGAACTACAGAAGTAGTTAAAAGAACTGCTAAATGGCCTATGATGTATTCTGAAAGACCATTTATTGCATCTGCTCTTAAGGGTCCTGAGATTGCTCTCTTATTTGATTATGATGACTCTTCTAATGAAAATAGTATAGGTATTACTCAGCAGCAGCTCAAGATTATGTATGAGCATGATGCTAATGAATTTAAGCCTGCTACTATAGAGAACTGGGCTAAGACTATTCCATTCCTTGATATTGAATCTATTTTTGCTGCTCTTTATTTGGCTTCTATGAAGGGTTCTAATTATCTTCCTATGGCTTGTAGAGAGCAGAAATGTCAGCATCAGTATCTTACTGATAATATTGATATTGATAAGATTGTCAAATATCCTAATGATACTATTAAAGCTAAATTTAATGAGATCATGGCTATGAATCTTACTTCAGATAATACGGCTAAGTATGAATCTGTAGTAAATGTTATTAATGAAGATTTTGCTATTGGTCTTAAGATTCCTTCTATCTTTACAATGGTCTATGAACTTAATTCTGTTGATAGACCATTTATGGAAAAGTATAATACTATTATTTCTATTATTCAATATATTGATTATATCTATAAGATTAATCATGAAACTATGAGTTTTGAGCCAATTGGCTGGAAAGCTTATGTAGGAAACTATGGTAAGACCTTTAAGTCTAAAATTGCTACTTATGCTAAGATTCTTAAAGATCTTGATAGTAAGGAATTTTCTGTATTAATTGCTCTTATTAATTCTATGCTTACGAAAGCAACAGAGACTAGAATGGTAGAGTATGAGATTCCTGCTGGTAAGTGTCCTAAGTGTGGAGCTGAAATTGCTGCTGTCCCGTTAGCTCCTAGACAGCTGCTTTTTATGCAACAGCGATTGGTGGAGTTAGCGACTACACCTACAGAAAGATCATAATTTCTCAACGCTTTAAAGGTGCAGCTAGTATGCATGATATTGATTTTTTGCCATTTTATGAAGTTCAGACTCTTTACTATGCTTATTGGAAAGAGAAAGAAGCAGAAAGTAAAATGACTCAAGAACAAAAAGGTGCTGCTGCATTAGGAAGAGCATTAGAGAATGGTATGTAAAGGAAGAGGTATACATCTGATGGATAGATTAGAATTCATTGGACAGACATACCGAGGATTTACTTCATCAATAGATGATATCGTAAACTTCTTTGACCATACTATGGCTGTATATGAGATTGTAGGTGATACAACAGCTGCTAATGTGCATGGTATTACTGATAATGCTAGACAAACTCTTAGAATTCAAGCTACATTTAGTAGTGAAGAAGAGTTAAATAATTTGATTAATTTTATCAATAATACCCTCCACAATCGTAAAAGCATATATGGTAGAAACTTTCTCGTAAATGCACATACAGAAGGTTGTTATGTTGAATTGTCTGTTCATGAAGAATATTAAAAATGGAATTAAGAATATATTATAATTATGATATACGTATACCAGAAGAGATTAAATCTCTTCTGGTATTAATTTATTACATTATAAACAAAATGATAAATCAAAAGGAGAGAATATGGAGATTAAGAATTCAAAATATATTAAACTTGAAGAAGTAGAGAAGATAATTAAAAAATATAGTTCTCAATTTTCTGGTTCTAAAGACTTGATTTCTGTTTCAGTAAATGCAATATTGACATGTGTTGAATATGAAGTAGCTAATAATTTACATCCTATTATTGTGCAAGAAGTAAATATGAAAGGATATTATAATGAATAATATCAGTACAGAATTAGGAAAGATTTATTCTAAATATAATTCTGAAGAAGATAAATTTGAATTATATAGAGTAGCAAATATAATAAATAAAGATGATGATAAAGAATATGTAATATTTCCTATAGATGATAAATCTTATCATTTCTACAGAGATGAATTAGATTGTAAAGTATTAAATCAAGATGAATATAATCAATTTAAAATTGATTATGATGCTTTAAAATCAGAAGGGATTGTATCTTTATCTAATATAGTATCTATTAAAAATGATATTAGATCTATTAAAGATATTTTAGTAATCTATTTTCCAAATAATAAAACAACTAAAGTACCTGATATTAATCAGCCTTATATTGTAGCTAGACAAGGTATAAATAATATCTTTGCTGAAATGGCTGGAGAGATAGATACTGTAGGATTGTCTGTTAGCTTAGATACATTACCAACTGGATATGCTTTATCTGATTTTATTGCTAATGAATCTGTAGAAGATTCCAGATTATGTCATGTATATAAAACAGATTCTTCATTTGATCTTGATTTATTATTAGGAAATGAAAATACAGAATCTATATTAAAAGAATTATTTGATCAAAGAGTTTATTTTCTTAGTAATACTAGAATAGATTTTGTAAAAGAAAAATATGAAGGTGAAAATATTTGCGTAGATGGATATTGTAATTCTTTTAGAAAATTTTTAATTGAGTCTGGTTTTATGGAAGACTTATTAAATAAAATGGGAATTACAATTGTTGATTTTGAATTAGAAGACAATAAACCTTTAAATGATGAAGAAAAGTTAATTTTAATTACTTTATATGGTGGAATTAGAATTAATAAAGCTGTACCATTAAGATTCTCCTATGAGATTAATCTTAGTGGAATTAAGATGAAGTATTTATTAATATCTACTAAAGATAGTACAGATAAAGAAACTGAATTATTTATAGTGCCTTATACAGAATTTTCTAATGAAGTAGATGTATATTCTCTGTATAAATTAACAGAAGAAAGAACTATACAATTACAGGAAAGATTACTGAACTGTGTAAAAGCTTATGATATTAAAAAGCCTGAATTTTAAGGTGCTAAAATTAAAATTAAGAATATATTATAATAATGATAAGGGTAAAGAAATTTATCCTTATAATTATACATCTTGCAAGATGCTTGTAAACAAATTTATTTTAAGGAGGTTTCCATATGGAACAGAATGTAACAACAAACACAGGAAATGATGAGAAAGTTGTAGAAAGGCTTAAGATTAGCATGGATGCCCATACTGATTTTAATGCTGTAGCAGATGTAGTTATTACAAACACTGATGATCTTGGAAGGATTATCAACACAATTTTCGGTGGAGTATTCAAAGATTATTATGGCTGCAAGCTTGAAGTGATCTATATGCAGAATAACTTCTCCTATATGGTTGTTCCGAGACTGTATTTCAAGATTCTTGATAAGAGTCAGTATTCTGATAATGCTATTACAGCATTCATTCCGATGTCTGAGATTTCTTCTAGTAGTGTGCTTACAAGAGTTCAGAGAGTTGCAATGACTTCTGCAACTGTTGGAGTTAAAGTAGACATTACTGATAATGGTAAGTCTATTCTTGAAGATTTTATTATCAAGAATAAGATTAATGATCAGATTATTAAGCTTGAGGATGGTCCTGAAAAGTGGAATCAGGTTTATCGTTCTGTAGTAACAAATAACGGTACTTTCGTTGAAGTATTTAAGCTTGATATCTTTGAGCTTCTTCGTATGATCTATGGAGCTAAGTCTGAAGATGGTGGAAAGTATTTCTATCAGATTACTCCAAATGGTTCTATTGGAGCTGTTAATCAGTATCAGAAACCTACTAACTGGAATCTGATCATCATGAGGCTTAATAATAATAACCTCAATCATGCTGCTAAGCAGCTTGGTATGGCATATATTCCTGATTATGATGGAATGCCCAATATCAATACTGAGAGGCTTGGTTAATAAATAAAATTAATCAAGTAAATTTAATAGAGATCAGGAGTGAAATAATCTCCTGATCTCTATTTATTTTTTACAATATAGATAATATAAATATAAAAAATAATATTATCTATATAATAGGAGGAAATAAAAATGGCTTTTAAAAAGAATGGAGAATTTAAATATTCTTTTAGAGGTATTAATAGAATTGTAGAAGAAAGAGGTAATCAATTTATTCGATTTGCTCAGATTGCTTGGAAAGGTGAAGATGAAGAATGTGAACCTAATGAAATTAAATATGATCTAAGGAAATATACTACAGATTCAGATGGAAAAGAAAGAATGCTTAAAGGTGTAAGTTTTCTTTCTGAAGAAGGTCCTACTGAATTAACTCATATTCTTCTTGAAGAAGGATTTGGTAAAACTGAAAATGTTATTGATATTATTAAAAATAGACAAGATTTCAAAGATGCTGTAGAAGCTTCTTATGGAATTCATACTGATAATATTGATGATGGTACATTTGATTTAAGGGATATTATAAAATAATATGAGAGAAGAATTGATATTAAATTTAAAAGAAGAAATTGATAAATTATTAAATGGAAAAATCAATAAAAATACTGAATCTGAAATCTTAAAACTTCAGAATGAAATTAAAGAAGTAGAAAAGAAAATGGATAGATTAGAAAATAGAATTATTGAACTTGTAGATGTTCTTATGCAACTTGATTTTATTAAAATCAAAGAAAATAATGATAATAAAAGTGAGTAATTAATATGCTTGATGATGTAAAAGATTTATTAAAAGAATATAAAAAAGAGACTTCTAAATATATTAGAATTTTAGATAAAATGGCTTCTTTAGGATTTATGTCAGATGATGATAGTGAATCATATAAAGAAATTAAAGCAGCATCTGATAAATTATTAGAAGTAATAGATTTTCATATGGAAGAGAAAAATGGCTGAATTCACTATAGAACAAATGATAGCTGGATCATTTGTAAAGTATAATCGACTTTCTAAAATTATTGAAGAAACTTATTTTGGTTCTCAAGCTACAGAATTAAATTTATTTATAGATTTAAATTCTGTATTAAAACCTTTATATTCTATAGATGCTTGGTCATACAAATATAAGCATATATATGAAATAGCTGCTACTATAATAAATATGTGTGGTCATTATAGATCATTCTTTAAATATTTAGGAGTATCTACTAATATATATCTTATATATGGACTAAACTGTCCTGCAATAAATGATACTTTTGTTAAAGGATATAATTCTAAATTTATTAATTCTTATATTAAGAAACCTGATATAACTGAATTGATAAATAACAATTTATTTATCTTAAAACTTATTACTCAATATATACCTAAAGTGTATTTCTTTGATATTGGTAATAATGAAGTATCTGCTATGGTAGATTATATAATAAATTACACTAAAGCAGAACAAAATGGCATAGAAAATTTAGTAATAAGTAAAGATATATTAATGCTTCAATTAGTATCAGAGCATAATGTAAGAGTATTAAGACCTAATAAAACTAAAGATGATGGTGATCTATCATATATATCTGATAAGAATAATTTAATCAGAAGATTATGTGTAGAATATAGAAAAGGAAAAAATCCTGAGTATAATATTCATCCTTGTTTTCTTCCAAATATTCTTACATTAGTAAGATTACCAGAGAGATCTATATTTGGTGATACTAAAATAAGTATCCCAAAAGCTTTAAAGATAATTGATCAAGCTGTAAAAAATAAATTTCTAAATGAAGGAGAATTATATTCTCAAGCTTCTATGAATACCGTTTTAGAAGCTATGGATATACCTTGTAATAGAAATGAGCTTGATATGAAATTTAAAGCTATCAATACACATTATCAATCTACATTTGTCTTATTAATGGAAAAGCCAGAATTTAAGAGGTTAAGATTAATAGACTTAGAAGATAATGTAAGTTTAAAAGAAATAGTATCTAAATATTTTGATAAAATACCAATTGATTTAGATAGGTTAAATTTATGAAAAATAAAAATATAATAAAGGCTAGAGATTAATCTCTAGCCTTTATTTTTTCTATATCAGGATCTTTATGATCCTTGTTTTTGATCCATTCAAGATCTTTTCTGGAAAGCATATTTGGATTCACAAAAATCTGTGAACCCTCTTTTGTAAAATTACCTATACATAGCTGAACCCTTTTTCTTTTTTTCATTTCCAATTTTCCCTCCAATCTTCTAAAAATACTTCTATGAGCCTGCAAATACTTACATCTTTGCAGACTTTTGGACAGAACCAAAGAACTGTAATTATTGGTGCTAATAATAGCATATGGGTATTGTCATGAACTGAATCTGTTACAGTTACCCAAGTACCAAATGCAAGTAAAATAATACCTAAAGAAATCTGAAAAATCCGATCAACAAGTCTCTTTTCTTTTTTACTCATTTTTTATATCCCCCTGAAAAATTATTATTACATTAACTTCATTTTTATATTTCTTAATTAAAAATATTAACTTTTAAATTATATACAACACATTTATAATCAGATGAAGATTATCCTCTTAGGTGTGCTAACTACCTTTGTTTTCTCCTTATTCATGATTCAAGATCATGTTTCTCTCTTAGGGTTCTTCTTCTGATACTCATGTTGCCGCCTCTGTTAGTACTCCTAGCAGAGGAATGATTATTATATTCAGTAGGTAGGTTTACTACCTACTGGATTTTATTATAGTAGGAGGAATTTTATTACATGGAAAAAGTACTTATTAAACCATCTAAAAATGCAGATTCAAGAACAGCAGATAAAGATAGAAAAATATCTTTTGATGAATTTATGGAAGATACTGCTTCTCATAGAGATGATGTAAAAAGAACTATGGAATCTATTGCTAATGAAATTATTCAAAGAGGAAAAGATCATGATTGGACAAAGATTTCTAGAGCTAGAGAATTCTTTACTCAATTTACATTAGCAAAAGAACAAGGAACTAGTTTTAAAGATTCTGATTGGTATAAATATCACACTACAGAAGAGAGACATCATTTAAATACTAGAATTCCTGATGATATAAATTTAATTGATATTATTGAATATCTTTGTGATTGTATTTGTGCTGGATATGCAAGAAGTGGAGATGTATATCATATTGATATTACCAATGATGATTTAAGAGAAGCTTATGAAAATACACAAGAGATGATTAAGAATAATATAGAACTTATCAAGGAAGAATGATATGGAATGGGAAGAATTTGTAGATCAAAGAAGAAATTCATTTTATATTCAAGATAAACTTAGTATTACAGATATTAAATGTCCTGTATGTAAACAATATATATTCGTAGATAATAGTATGATTTTAGCAAGTAATCCTCCACAAAGAAGATATATATGCAAAAAGTGTGGTTGGAAAGGAACAGCATAAAATATACCCAAGAGAGTTATTTAACTCTCTTGGGTTTTATATTATAATATCATTCCAGGATAGTGTAAAGCTCCATTATCATCAGGAGTTAATACAATAGGTTCTGTAGCCATATCTCCTTCAGGATTTAAGAAATAATATTTACCATCTATATTTTGTAATCCTGTAAGCATAGCTCCATCTGCACCAAGATAATACCATTTATCTTTATACATATACCATGTATTAGTTACCATAGTACCAGATTGGTCAAACCAATACCATTTATCATTATCTTTATACCAATCATTAGAAACAAATTTATTTGGAGATAAATAAAATCTCCAAGTCCCATCTTTTTCTTGATACCAACCTGTAGAGTGAGCTAATACGCCATAATCTTTATAAAAGATAGACATATCAACATTACCTCTGATACCATCTACTTTACCTTTTGATGTATATTGCCATCCTACCATATCAATATTAGGTTTAATAGATTCATCATATATTCCTGTATCTTTACCATACTTAGCAATCCAGAAATCATATTTACCTAATCTATTTAAATCAAATTTATTAGCATTATACCAATGAGCTCCAGTATAAATTGCAGGTATATAATTACTTCCTTGCTCAATAGTTTTTAAAAAAGCTTCAGCTATATCTGTTAATTCTTTTTTAGACATAGATTCTTGCTTTTCCCATTCTAAATCATAAAATATTGGAAGGTCTAATAATTTAATTCCTAATACATTAAGCACTAAAGATCTAGCTTCCATAATAGCTTTTTCTATTGTATCAGCATAACAGAATTTATATACACCTACTTTAATATTAGCAGCTCTAGCTTCTCTATAATTATATTCAAATTCAGAATCTACAGAAGTTCTTGTAGCTATTCTTAAAATAGCATAATCTATTCCAGCAGCTTTTACTTTTTTCCAATCTATACTAGATTGATATGAACTTACATCCACAGTTTTTATAAATGACATATAAATACCTCGCTAAATAATAAACTAGTTGATTAGATACCTATATTATTAGCATGTTTAAAAATAAATTATCTAAAAAACTCCTTTATAATATCCGAAGGAGGATACTTAATTGGGTAAATCTTTTGTTTCTACTTTTCTTTATGATTGTGAATTGCATTTTAATGATAAAGATGGTAAATCTACAGATATTATTAAAGAAACTGTAAAATATATATTAATTTCTCATGATTATAAAAATAAAATAATGCCTGTTATTTATCTCAAAGTAAATTTAACTCCTTCTCTTTATAATAAAATGGTTCCTCAGCAAGGAGTAGGAAAAATTATACTTACTTTATCTCGTATAAGGGATTCAGGTTCTACTTCATCTATTGCTAAGCATGTAGTAAATGGAGAATTTGATTATTATATGACAGATGATCCTAATGCATATAAAGCTCTTGATGAAGTAGCAGAAGCTAATGGTAATATTGCATATAAAACTTGTACTATTGGATTAATTAAGTCTGATATAATATCCAAAAATCAAAGAAGTTTTGAAGGAGTATATAAAAATACTAATACTCTTTCATTAATTCAATCTGCTACATCTAATATGAATATTATTATTCAACCCTTTACAAATAATACAGATATAGAAACTTTTACTTGTCCTGCTGTTACTTCTGTTGGACAATTCATAAATTATGTAAATTCTAAATATTCTTTCTATTCTGGTAATTATATTTATTATATAGATTTTGATAAAACTTATTTAAGATCTAATGATGGATCTTATATAGATATGAAAGATAATGATTTTAGATATATAGCATTTGATGTAGAAGATTTAACTCAGTATCAATCTCTCTCTTCTGGTATGGTGGAAGATGAAGCTCAGAATGCTTACATAATTTATGTAAATGCTAATGATGCTAAAGTAAATACTGATAGAGTAACTAGTGATTTAAATAGTATTATTACTTCTGTAGATACTTCTCAAGGTGGAGAAGCTACAGATGTTTCTATTATAGATACATCTGCTATTACTAATATTACAGGTAATACTAATGCTGCTGTTATTATAAACAGTACTGATCCTAATGCTGCTAATAATGCAGCTACAATAGTATCAGAAAATGCTAATACTTTAACTATTACAAAAGCAGATATGAATAGTAAAGTATTTACCCCTAATAAACAATATATGCTAAGCTATTATCATGACAATCCTTCTTATTGTGGATTATATTATTTAGTAGAAAAAACTGAAATATATTTGCTTACTGGAACTAATTTAAAATGTCAAATGACTATAACTTTAAAAAAATGTGCAGATTTTGTATCTACTATTCAAGCTAAAGTTAATGCTAGATCTAGTAAAGTTGCAAGTGCTGAAACTACTACTGGTACAGTTACTGGAGATATTAGTACAAATAGTAATGTAGCAGAAGGAGTAACTTCTTCATCTGCTGGTATAACAAAATAGTTATTATATTATAAAGGAAAATAAAATGAAAAAAGAAGAAAATAAAAATGAATATAATATAACACTTGAAAAAATTTTATTACATATTAAGACTATATTAATACATAAATATTGGGTAGGAAAATATTGTTTTAAATGCGGTTTATATTGGAGAGGTATTAAACATGACTTAAGCAAATTCTCTCCTGCTGAATTTATTCCTAATATAAGATATGTAAAACCCGGTATATCTCCAATAGATGTACAAAGACAAGAACTTGGTTATGCTAAAGCTTGGTTTCATCATAAAGGATACAATTCTCATCATTGGGTACATTTTGCTGATAGATTTGATGAAGGATGTTATATGACAAGAATGCCTTTAGATGATGCTATAGAATGTATATGTGATCTTATTGGAGCTAATAGAGCCTATAATGGAAAGAATTATAGCCCTAAAACTCTTATAGATTATTGGGATAATAAGATTAAAAATAGAGAAGCTATTCATTATGATACAAGAGATTTTATAGATACAATATTACATGGTTTATATGACATTTGGGATTATAAACGTACAGGACGAGTAACACAAATATTAGATATATATTGTTGCCACAGATATTCTGATATATTAAATTATAAATTCTTAAAGAAAGTATATAATACTATTATTAAGAATTCTAAAAATCCTGTACAGATAAAATTATCTGATATTATTTATAATAATTATAGATATAGAATGGGATTAATTAAATAAAAAATAAAGAGAAGGAGTTAATCCTTCTCTTTATTTTCATCTTTTAAAACAGATTTGGCATCTTTAATCTCCTTAAAAATTTGTTTACAATCCTTAAAGAGATCAAACATATTTTTATCTTCTTTTATATCAAATCCATCATTGCACCAGTTTAATACATCTTTAGTAGGATCTGTATCGACCCCATGATATCCTAAAAATATTATAATATCAAGTACTTGAGATCTTGTAAAGACTAACCCTTTTTTAACATCTCTTGCAATATCTTCATTAGTATAATTTTTCATTAACCATCTCTCCTTTTTAAGATATATTTATATTGCTTCTTATTGATATAATACTTAATTCAACTTTTTAATAATTAACGTTAATTATTTACTTTTATACTGTATAAAGGAGATCTCCTAATATGAATGCATTCGATATCTTAGAAGCTAAGACTATTTATCAGACTGATATAGTTAAAAAATGTGTACAAGAATCTGCAAATTACTCAGAAACTAATAAAGATGTGCCTGTTCCTGATACAGTATTTGAAGCTATGAAAATTAATGCTTCTAATCCTGCTAATCTTAAAATTGTTGCTTTAAGAGGAGAACAGCCTGCTCTTTATATTGAAGCTTTTGAATTCTTTACTTTCTGTGAAGCCACAAATAAACCTTTTGATGAAGCTGCTAATAGTATTCTTAATGAATATCTTGTATCTAATCCAGAATTAGAAAATGCTGAATTTCATGTAGTATTTCCTAGTGATTGTGTAAGTAAGAATATTCTTGGTGGAGATAATTTAGGAGTAGAAGTTAAAAGTGATTGGGCTATGAAGCTTATCAGAGGATGCAGAAGATATGGATTAAAAGTCAATATTGGTAAAACTTCTGATTATCCTGAAGCTGAAGGTAAAGATGAAAGTAATAATAAAGAAGAAACTGAATCTAATGTTAAAGAGGGAGCTATTGAAACTTTAGAAAATATGATTAATAAAGCAGCAAATAAAGTAGACAAAGAATTTTCTGATAGAAAAGCTGTAATAGATAAATTAGAAGATGCAAAAAAAGCTGTAGAAAAGTTTAATGATAGAAATAAAAAGAAAAAACAAGAGAAATATTCTGAGATTAAAGATAAAAAGAAAGATTAATAAAATAAAGGGAAGAGTATTTACTCTTCCCTTTATTTATCAAAATATAATACACATTCTACTACAAACTAAAATAAAAATTATATTTTTCAAATAAATATTATAATCATGAACTCAGACATAATATTTTTAAGAAAGGAGATAATATGAAAAAAGTATCTAAACACCCAATGAAAAAATCTGAGTTAGATCGATTAAAACCGATTATACAGGAGAAACTGGTTATGAAAGGAGTGTCAAACCGAGCTATGAGAGAGATTGCTAATGAACTTGGTATAGATGCCGGATTAGTTGTAAAAATTAAACAGAGAACTGATTCTAATTTTTATAAGAAAGAACCAGTTCCAGTTGCAACTGAGACATCTATTCAGACAGTAGCGATGCCAGTTTTGACAGAAGCTATACCTGTTCCAGAACTGGAGGATGCAAAAGAAGAAAAAGAAAAAGATCTTAATGAAAGAAAAAGATTACAACTCGATAAAGTAAGAGAAAAAGCTATTACAGCAAAGAAGCATTTTTTAACAGCAGAAGAAAAAAAGAACCTTATTAGAGATTATAAAAGTGGTAAATATTCTCAGCAGAAACTTGCAGACATTTATGATGTCTGTACTGGTACAGTAGGAAATATTCTTAAGAAAGCAAAAACGAAAGAGGGTGAGGGAATGAAAAGAAAGGGTAAGATTACAACTAAGAGGAATAGAGATAATAAGAAACGGCAGCCTATCATTCCCAAATCAAATACTTCTATTGTAACTACAAATACTACTGCAGAAAATGCTGAAATTTATGCAGTAGTTAAGTTTGTCACTGACATCCCAGTATATGAAAAAGAATTGATAAATAAAAAGAATATTATCTGGGCACTATCGAAAAATAGGGATATTAGTGATCTTGGACCTGATCTTTATATTAACTCAAAAAATGATATGAGGAAAATCAATGATCTGAGAGGAAGATATTATTTAGTATCTTTCTCAAATAATAAGCTGCAGTTAATTGATTTCTTTGATGAGACAAATAAAGAAATCATTCCATATGCTCAGGAGACATCTATCCTTTATGAAAATGAGGATGGGATTATTAGTAATAGTCAGATTGTAGAAGCAATTAAAATCATTTTAAAGTATGATAAATCCATTGAAAGAAGTAGACTTAGATTAGATGATTTTGTACTTGATCCTTCTAAGTTCACTAATCTGCAGAGAATTTTCGGTTTTGATAAATTCTCTTTCAATCTTGCTTCTAAAAATAATTCAGTAACTGTAGAAGCAGGATTGGTAGCAGATAGGCATAATATGCCTGTTGGAAGATTCATTTATCCTGAAGCATTATCTCAGGATTTGATGTTTAACTATCCTGAGCAGGAAAGAATTGCTCAGGATTTTCTGAAAGCAAATTTCGATTTTGATCCTGATAGTAATGATAAAAGGATCAAAGTTTTAAAATTGTATATTACTGGAATGCAGTGTGCTTTTGCTGCTGTGATGAAGGTGTGTACAGAGATGGGGGTTAATCTAGTTGCAATGCATTATAACTCTGCAACTGGAGGGTATGTTCCCCAGTATATTGTGGGACAGGCAGAAGAAACTGGAGCATATGTGAAAGGATTTGATAGAATTCTTTCACAGAAAAGTCTTAATGGAGACATTCTTCTGTTTAATTGTACTTATGAAGATTTCTCTGAGACTAATATTGACAACTTTTATATCATGGAAGCTGCCAAAATGAGAAATACAAGTAGTACAGATAACCAGAAGGATGAAAGCATTATAATTGTGATTAAGAAAAGGGAAGATATTTGGAAGATCTATCCTACTGTATTAGATCACATTATAGATAATGATGGACTTAATCTGGCAGTATGGGTAACCACTGCTCGGATTAAGGAGAATAATCTTCAGTGGGGAATGAATATAATTAAGTCATTTAATTATAAATAATAACATTTAAAGGGTGGGTATAAAATAATAATTTACTACTCCTGTAACTAATAAATACAAAGTTGCAGGAGTAGTAAAGTAAAAGATAAAAAGGTCTTATTGGATATTATACATATATTTTATGTATAGGTAGTTTCGATTACTGTCAAGACTATTAGTATCACAGAGTTATTTCCGAAATATGAAGTAGGATAGTAATAAAGGTTTTGGTTATAAGCAATAGCTCTGGCTAACCAATTTATTATTTATTATAAAATAATAAGCCTTGTTATAAAGCTGTGATGCAAAGAGCTTTAGGAAATGAGTTTTGATATATTTTGTAATTTCCTAATATAATGATGGAAAAAATATATCTGGGCAAAGATTTAATATTTATTAAAACTCTAATAAGTATTAAATTGTCCACCACTTGAGTAACCTATTGAAGAGTGGTATCTAGTATTTATTATGGTACTAGATGTTTTTATATATAATAATAGACTGATCAACTAATATTATATATAGATAAAAATACATAATACAATACGGGGTGTAGTTCAGCTCAGTAGAACGCTTGATCTGGGATCAAGAGGCCGTGGGAGCGAAGCCCACCACTCCGATGCCTAGCATATAAAAATATTTTATATAGCTAACCTGGAGGGCCAGGCGTTTGGGTTAATACGACATAACCCATTATTTAGTGAAAGAGTGATTGGGCAATACTTCCATTATCATGGTGCAGACATGCATAGTATTTATAGAGGAGGTCCCTATAAATATAAAAGGCCAATCTAGGATAGAATCTTCGGATAATCACTGCAGGATACAGTGTGAACTGAGCATGATAAGACTATCTGAAATTCGGATCATGAGTTAGTCATGGTGGATGCATCATGCAGTATATTAATTTTGGAGCATTAGCTCAGTTGGTCAGAGCAGTCGGCTCATAACCGATCGGTCCCAGATTCAAATTCTGGATGCTCCACTCTATCTACTCATGGTAGTCAAGCAGTAAAACACAGGACCTTAAATCCTGCATTTTGATGTTTCGATTACATCATACCCTATTATTTTTTGTAATTAAAAAGGATAATAAATATGTCAGAATATAAAAGAGTTTCTTGTCCAAAAGATCATCCAAAATATAAAAATAATGGAAAAAGACAAAGAATAGGTGAACATATTTTAATAGCAGAAAAGAAGATTGGAAGATATTTAAAAGATAATGAAGTTGTTCATCATATTGATGAAAATAAAAAGAATAATAATCCTAATAATCTAATTGTATTTAAAAATGGATCATATCATACATCTTTTCATGATGGAGCAAAATTAATACAATTAAATGATGGAACATATATAACAGAAAGAAAAACTATAACAGTAAAAACGGAAAATAATAAACGTGGTGTAAAAGTAATTTGTCCAGTATGTAATAAAAATTATATGAATAATTTATCATCTATGTGCAGAGAATGTTATATTAAATCAAATAAAAATTTTAATTATGATATTCCAGAAAAAGAAAAATTAATAAATAATTTTGTGGAAAATGATTTTAATAAATCTAGAATAGCAAGATTATATAATGTATCTCAAAACTCAATAAGAAAATGGTGTAAAAAATATAATATAAAAGATGTTATAATTAATATTAATATGAGTAAACCTACTAAAGAACGAAAATAAATATTAATATTTATTTAAGGAGTGATCTGGTAATACCTTCCTATCAATATAGGTTGCTGATGAGCGTAAAAAGGCAGATCTTAGTGTTGATAGTTTAATAAAATCTCCTCCTGTGAATTTTTATTAAACTATATCTTACTATCTAGAGTATAGTAAGGTTGGGACCCATATACCTATACATGAAGACTGGATATGGAGTTAATGGCAGACATGTCATGCTTATTATGTTTTTCTATTATAGATGTCAAAGTTTATAATAGAATTTAGTAACTTCTAATGGTAATCTGGCCAATTACTATTACCTTGTTTCTGCAAAACATATGAGAAAGTACAACTCATAATAGGGTTTAAAAGAAGTTGCAAGCAGAATATACTGAGATTTTATGAGTTTGATCAGTATATAATGTAAAACTCCTCAAGGGTATAAACAAAGACTGTGTAATCTTTGGTAGATATACCCTCTCTTGATTTGCCAGGTTAATGTTAATAAAGGTTTCATCCTAGGCATAGATAGAGTTGGGATGTGAGAAGTCCCTGGAAAACTTCGAGAGCAACTAAGCTACTAGATCGTAGTTATAGGCTTGGCTAAGAATCAAGGAGTACTAGCTATCTTAGTAGGGTATAGAAGAATGGGAGAGGCCCATCTACTAAAACCGGAAGAGGCAGTAGCTTCTTAGATTGCTTAGATGTAGAAGTATAAAAAATCTGCTGGCAATATATAAAAGTATTGCCAGTATTATTTTTTGCCCCCTTAGTATAAAGGTAGTACTATGGCCCTTGAAGCCAGTGGAAGTGGATCGTTACCACTAGGGGGTGCTTCTCTCCGATTAGCTTAATGGTAGAGCACTGAACTTTTAATTCAGCTTATATGGATTCGACTTCCATATCGGAGATTATGCTCGGCTGGTGGAATTGGCAGACACAGCGGATTTAAGCTCCGCTTCCGGAAGGAGTAAGAGTTCGAATCTCTTGCCGAGCATTAATATTTAATTCCAAGATTTGAAGATATAGGTATTTCTAAAATTAAATATTAATTATATTTCTATAAGAGATTAATCTCTTATAGAAATAATTTATTAAAAAACTATTTTATTTTTTTTTTTGAATACTTCTATATAATATAAATTCTTATAATCTTATTTTATTAAATAAAAAGGTGAAACAAATAATTTAAATAAATTTATGAAATCATTATTATAATTTTATTATATAATATATAAAAAGGGGAGTAAATATATTATGGCTATTTTTAGTGTTAATGATAGTAGTTTAGGTGAGTATTTGAATGAGCATGGTGGTGCTCATAATAAATATGCAAAAATGATTGCTGATAAAGATAAAAAATTAAAAAATAGAGAAGAAGCATTTAGAAATATAGGAACAGATGCTGCTAATGAAAAAGCCGATAAAGCTAGAAGAGAAAGAAACGAGCTTGCTGATAAGAATTTAAAATACATTGATGATTACGGAAATGATTATATATCTAATGTATATAAAAAGAAAAAAGAAGATGAAAAAAGTGGAAAAACTGTAAACTATTTTCAAAAGAATCAAAGAACTAGCTATGCAGAAGGTAAAAAGAGATTTAAAAGAGATTTTGGTAGTAAATCTAAAGATACTACTAATACTAATGATAGAAGGCCTGGAACTTATTTAGATGCTCAAAAGAAACTCAGAGAAGCAGCAGAATATATTCTTTCTGTTCTTGATGAATCTGAAAAAAAAAATGATAGATAATAAGGAATTAAATAATGCATTTAAAAATGCAGTTAAATCTAAAGCTAAAGAATTATCTAATAAAGGAAAAGTTGTAGATATAAATTCTCTTCCGGATAATGATGATAATTATATAAAAGATAAAATTAAAAATAGATTAAATAAATAATAAAAATAAAATCAAAAATTAGATAATATTTGTCTAAACTTAATGATCTTTTATAATTAATATTATTTTTATAATATACTAAACCCAATAGGTTATTCCTATTGGGTTTAATTATCTAAAAAACTCTTTTATAATATTTGATAAAATATATTTATACAATATATTATAATAAGGAGAAAATAAAATGGAATGGGATGAATTTAAAAACCTTAAATTAGGATCAAGTTCTAAATCTAATTATGAATATAAAGAAACATTAACTGATATTAATTGTCCAGTATGTGGTGATAAAATATATAGAGATGATAGTGTAATATTGACAAGTATTCCACCAAAATATAGATATTTTTGTAAAAAATGTAAATGGAATAGTTATGCTTAAATATGTTATTAGGGAGAAATCCCTAATGACATATTTTAAACTTCTTAATAATTAATATAAAGGAGGTATATCGTGAAAGCACCTCTGAAAGGTAAACAAATTTTATCAGATAATCAAGTATTAGAAATCATTAATGTAGATCGATTTAGACCTACATTAAAATGCGATTTATTTGTTCCATCATATATACAATCTTTATCTGTTGCTACAGAATTTATCTATTCTTATGTATTAGAAAGATTTCCTAAAGACTTTTTTGAATCTATTCATGTTTCTGGTAAGAATATTATAGATGATTTTCGTAGATTTAATAAAGGAGAATATCCAGTTAGAGAAAATCCTGCAGTTAGTATTGCTTATAATTTACAATATGATTTTAATGATAATAACCTAGATTGGAACTGGTTATCTACTAATAAATATCTTCGTACTTCTGCTTGGCAAAGATCATTCTTTAAATGTCCTAAGAGAGGACTTTATATTGGAATGGATCTTGAAGCTATGCTGATTAATTATAATTTTAAATTCAGAGTAAATACAAGACCAGAACAGTTAGATCTTTATAATAGAATAAGAAAAGTATTTAGATTAGGTTGTACTGAAACAAATGATATAGATTGTGATTTCCATTTAGATAGAAAACTTATGACTAAAGTAGCAGAAGCTGCTGGATTTGCTATAGATACAGATGGACAAATTTTAGACCCATGGAATTTTACTCGTTTTTTAAATGCTCATTCTCAAATGCCTATATTATATAAACTTAGATTAATTAATCAACATTATGAATGGTTTTTAAGAATGAGAAATCTTCCTGTACATTTAGATTTCCAAAATCCTTTAGATGTAGATGATGGTCAGCAGACTGGAATGGATACTACAGATTATACTATAGAATTTCAAATTGCTGTAAGATTTCCTGCACCAAGAACTTTTGCTTTCTATAATGAAGGTAACTGGAAACACGAAATATATACTGAACCTAATGAAGGTATTACTATATATTCTATGAAACTTTTTGATATACCAGAAGAAAATTATAAGGGATGGCCTTTATATGGACATTCTAATTATATGGCAGAAAAAGAAGAAGTAGTAGTTAAATATATAGATATAAAAGAACTCTTTGTAGCTCCAGTAGATATTAAAGTAGGAACATCTTTAGATGATTTAATTCAAGATAGTTTAAATAATTTTGTTAGTCCAGATGTATTTGTAGAGATTGCTGTATACACTAATGATTTATTAGTACATGGATCTGGTAGAGTTCCTATTGTAATGGATTGGGAAAAGAGAAGAATTATATTACCAGATGGAATACCAGATTCTTATTTCTATTTAGCTATTTATGTAGATAGAAAATATGTAAATGATAAAATAGTAGAAATTACTAATGCTAATTATAATAGAGTAATGCTTAGTAAAATGAAGAGTGATGAAATTCTTGAAAAGAAAGTACAAGAATATTATAATCATGATCATATAATTGAGAAAGAAAAATTCCCAAATGGAAATTTAAAGAAAAAGAAAAAAGCACAATTTATTATTAAAATAGGTGAATAATATGGCTATATTTAATGAGGGTTATATTAAAGACTTCTTTAATAAAAAGAAAAAAGAAGATACTAAATATAATAAAGAATCTGATAAAATAAATGAAAATAAAAAAGCAAATGTAATTAATGTAAAATTATCTGATAAGAATATTTTTGATAAGTTATATCATAATGAGGCATTAACTGCTGAAGGAATTATTATTAAAGATAATAATTGTGATATAATAGAAAAATGGTTTAGAGAACGAAATAATTGTACTTCTAATAATTTAAATATGTATATAATTACAGGAAAAGTAATGAATGATTTTTATCATCTTACTACTGATAATAAATATCCAGAAAATAATTTTAAAATATTATGTATCGATTGGATAACTGCTGGAGTTAGATCTCCATTTAAATCTAAATGGAGATGGTTCAGTGATGTTGTAGATAATAATGCAAAACGAGAGATTGCTAAAAGAAATCCTTATTATAAACACTATAATTCTATTTATTATGGTGATATTGGTTTTGAAGATTAATATTTTGAGGTAAATAATATGGCTATATTTACTCTTGATTATTTACAAGAATCTAAACAGAAATATGATCCTAAAATTGTAGATAGAGCTGCAGATGTATTTAGAAAATTACAAAAGATTTTATCTAATTCTAATAATGCTTTCTTTACACTTTATCCTATTAGACAAGATAAGATTTCTTTTAAAAAGAAAGATGATAATAATTTAGTTGCTTCTTGTTCAATAGGAAAAGTAAATAATAAGAAAGATTATGAAGAAGATATAAGAAAGATTATTACTAATGCTAGATATATTATTAATGATACTACTAGAGACTGTAGAGTTGCTTTATATGCTCAAGTAGATTCTAATATTTATTCTACTATAACTTTCTTTAACTGTGCTAATAAATATATTTTATCAGAAGCTTCTAAATATAATACTTCTCAGTATCTAGAAGATGATGATATAGAAAGACCCTCTAAAACTATCAAACATTTATCTAATTCTGAAATACGTAGATGTAGAGATATTATTAAATCTTGTATTAATAAATATCCCAGAATTAAGAAATGTTGTGATTATATAGATTTATATGATAATGAAGAATTTAATGATGAAGGTGAAAGATCATCTGCTTTAGATAGATATAAATCTAGAAAAGGAAGTTCTTATTTAAGATTAGTAGAAGGTGATGTATATTCTGGATATCCTGATTTTAAAGAAGAAGGATCAGAAGTTTTTCATGATGATGTAAGTGATTTAAAAGAAGATGTAAATGAGAAATTTAAATCATTTAATATTCCTGCTGAGTTTATGGTAAAATTAGATTATGATGCTATAAATTTTGGAGTTATAAGTAAAAAGACTTAATTTTATAGAAAGGAGATAATATATCATGGGTATTAATCCACATTTTGTTGAATTGACTAAATTAATTGCAGTATTATATGCTGTAGTGGTTGGTTACATTCTTACTGGTATTGCTAATAATTGTTTAGTTAATGGTGAGCCTTTTGATATTAAAGTATTAATAAAAGGCATTGTTAAAACTATTACTGCATGTGTAAGTTTAATTATTGTTGCTTATGTATGTACTATTATTGATTTAAGTAGTTTAGGATTTGAACCTCAGACTGCTATTACTTCTGGTATTATTGTATATACTGCTAAGCTTATTAGAAATGCAATGGGATTACTTGGATTAACTAAAGCTGGTAAAGAGAATAAAGAAGACGTATTAACTAGTAGTCCTATTCTCTATAATAAAGCTGAAGAAGAGCTACAGAAAGAGGATAATGATTTTACTGAAGTAAATATAGATGATAATGATGAAGGTCCTAAAGCTGTTGGATAATTATATAAATAAAATTTGAGTAGGAGATTATTATCTCCTACTCTATTTAATTAAACAAATATATAAAAAATCAAATATAATTTCTTAAAGAAAGGATCTTATTATTATGTTATTTTATTTATTTGAATCATCTTTAAATAATTTTAATCAATTATTATTAGAAAAGAAAACTCAAGAACAATATTCTAGAGAATCATTTAAAAAGAAATATAATTTTAATCCTGATAAACCAGGAGCAGATACTGGTACTATTACTAAAGATGGTAAAACATATAGAATAGATATGAAAAAAGATAAAATTATAAATTATAATAATGAAAAAGTATTAAGAAATTTATCTGCTAATTCTGAAAGTGAAAAATCTACTATATATTTAGATGATAAATTTTTTAAACTTAAAGGATCTAATAAAGGTGAAAGAAAAGATGCTTTATTAAATCATGAAATAGGACATCAAAATTTACACAATATAAATTCAAATAATAAAACTGTAGATAAAAAGAATAGAACTGAAAAAGTATTTAAAACTGTTATAGATAATGAGCTTAAAGATAAAAATATAAAATATGATCCAATAATAAAACATCTATACTATAAAAATAAAGGAATTGATAATTATAATAAATCTGGAACTTCTAATGCTTATGAAAAACAACAAAGAGATAAAAGTTTAGAAATAGCTAAAAAATATGAAAAGGACGAACCTCATTATAATGCTATAGAATATGAAGCAGATAGATATGCAGCCAATAAAACTTCAGAAAAAGCATTAAAAAGAGGACTTAGAAATTATCATAAATTATCTAATTCTAATAAAGCAATTAAACAATATAAAAAGATAACTAAAAATAATATACCTACAGAACATATTAAAAAAGTTGAAAATAAATATTTTAATGATGAATTTAAAAATAGAACTAAAGTTTTAAAAGATAAAGATATGAAAAAATCTGATATTTATAAATAATATTTGGTGAAAATTATGGATAAGATAAAAAAAGATATATTAAATTCTTTATTTAATATTGGTATTATATATGAAACACCAATATTTCATAGAACTATACTATATCCTTTTCATTTAGTAGATATTTCTATTGAAGATACTAAAGAATATATTTTAGAAAATAATAAAAATAATATGTCAGACAAAGAGATTAATGAATTATCATATTGGTATAAAACAGAATTTGATAAAATTAAAAAAGAAACTATTGAAAAAGAAAATAAAAAATATTATAATTGTAAAAATAAAAAAAAATAAAAAGAGATTTAGAAGGTAGAGAGCAATTCTCTACCTTTTTATTTTTATTTATTCTTAAACATTTAAATACTAATTTAAAAATGAAATTATACATATATTATAATTATGATAATAAATATTTATATTATATAAGGAGGTTTTATATATGGGATTACTAGCTGATAGATTTAGAGCTTTAATTGCAAAAGAAAAAGATCCAAGAATGAATGAAGCAGATTCAGATATTTTATATTCTACAGGATTTCTTACATTAGATTTTTTAAATGGTTATAAAGCTTTTGTTAAGAAACCTAATAATGAAGAATATTTTTATAATGCTGTAGGTTTTGTAGATGGTTCCAGTACCACATTCATCGGAAGGCCGTCGTCGGGCAAGACTACCATTGCGTTGCAAATAGCTGCGAATATTATTAGAAAATTTCCAAATGCAGTTATGTTTTATGATGATATTGAAGGTGGTTCTAATATAGCAAGAAGACAGATTCTTACTAGATTTACATTAGAAGAAATGGATAATAGAATTATATATAGAAATAGTTCCGTTAGTGCAGAGAATTTTTATAAAAGAATTGCTATGATTTCTGATGAGAAATTAAATCATAGAGATGAGTATGAATATAACACAGGTATTTTAGATTCTAAGGGAAAAGAAATTTATAAATTAATCCCTACTGTATATATTCTTGATTCTCTTGCTATGTTAACTCCTGAAAAGATTACTGAAGAAGAAGAGTTATCTGGACAGATGAGTACTACTGCTGCAGCTAAAACTAATACAGCAGTATTCAAAAGAATAGTTCCTAAACTTAAAGCAGCAAATATTATATTATTTGTAATTAATCATATTAATGATAAGATTGAAATTAATGCTTTTACACATACTAAATCACAGGTAGGTTATTTAAAACAGAATGAAACATTGCCTGGTGGTAAAGCAGCATTATATTTAGCAAATAATATGATAAGAGTAGATGATGGTGCAGTACTTAAACCTGAGAAAGATCTTGGAGTGTCAGGAAAGATAGTAGATTTTACTTATATTAAATCTAGAACAAATGCTTCTGGTAGATCTATCCCTATGGTATTTACATATGATAATGGATTTGATAATATGCTTTCATTATTTATGTTTCTTAAGTCAAATGGGGCTATAGAGATGAAAGGAGCATATTGTAGTCTTAGAGGATATCCTGATATGAGATTTACTCAGAAAGGATTTAAAGATAAATTGCTTAATGACAGTGAATTTTCTCAGGCATTTTTAAATGTTGCTAAAGAAGAATTAGAAACTTTATTAGCAAAGCCTATTGATAATTTACAGATCGATAATAATAGTTCTTTTGATAATTTATCTAATTCTTTATTAGGATTGAATTGATAAAATAAGGAGTTTATTATATGAATAAAGAGAAAATATTTAGATTCTTTGCAATATCTTTTTTGATATATGCTTTAATGTATTACTATTGTGATGTAGTAAAAGCTGAAGAAATTCTCTGCAATCCTCCTCTTATAACAGCAGAGGATTCTTATATAGGTAATTCTCATATAAGTCAAAAAGAAAATATAGAAGAAATTGTTCCTCTATATACTTTATATTCTCAGCCATTTTCTGAAGATTTATATAATACATATCAAGTTATAACTACAACTGAACTTAATGTGAGAAAAGGTCCTGGAGTAAAATATGATATTTATACATCTATTCCAGAAAATGAACCAGTAGATATTATTATAGAGGAATATCCAGAAACTGGATGGATAAAAGTCTGGGTAGATTGTGGAGAATATTTTGTTTATACAAAATATTTGAAAGTAATAAAAAGGAATATATATGAATGATACATTTTATTATTGATATGATAATGATTTTTATAATAAGTATTTTTGTTTTAGGACATGCATTTATAATATCATTATTAATAATAGATGCTATTGAAAAACATAAAAAGAAAAAACAAAAAGAAATAGAATATAAAAGAAAACATAGTGGTTATTATAAAATAATGGCTCCAAGATTAGATTTAATTGATAAACCTGCATATAAATATAATTATGATTCATATCCTGAATTATATTATACTTATGGAATTGGTTTTACTTATAAAGGAACACAGCCATATCGTAAAAAAGGAACAAGTTTTGAACTTCTTCCTTCAGCAGGATGTAGTTTTGTAGAAATGACTCAGGATGAATATGATGAATTTGAAATTAAATATAGAATAGATCCCGATCTCATAAAGGTTGATTGTATATCTGCACCTAATTCTACTAAATTATCCAGTATAAAACTAATAGAAGATATATTAAAATTACCCGAAAAGAAATATGATGAATTTTTAGCTAAATATCGTATTACTTATCAGGATTTAGATATAGCTTATAAAAAATTAATAAAATGAAGAGGATAATTTATCCTCTTCATTTATTTTTTACAAAAATAAAAAAGATATTATAATAATGAAACTGTAAAAATATTTTTATTTAAAAGGAGAAATAGAAATGAAGGTTAAAAAGTATTATAGTAAAGATGTTACCAGAAATATTGAAGATATATTGAGTGGTGTAGAAGAAGAAAATATATCTTTAGATATTCCTATCCAAAGAAGATTCATTTGGACACTTGATCAAATGTGTTTATTTATTCATTCATTAATTATAGGTTTTATTCCATATATGTTATTTGCTGTAACTGTAAATGATATAGATTATATTATAGATGGAAAACAGAGATTAAGTACTATATTAAAATTTTGTAATAATGAATTTTGCTTTCCTGCTACTAGTGATTTATCTGTAGAATATACATATGGAAAAGCAAAAGAAAAGAAAGAAATTTATTTAAGAAATATGTATTTTAAAGATTTACCAGAAAAATTAAAACGTAATATTCGTCATAATTTAGTAATTTATATTACATATAATAGATTATCTGAGGATGATATCTGTAATCTTTTTAAAAGAATAAATAATGGTACAGGATTTGGTGCTATTGATGAAACTAGACTTTTATCATATATAAATAATCCAGAAATGTTAGAAGCTCTTACAAATCTTTGTGATGAAAATGAAGAATTTTTTAAAACATTTATGTCAGAGAAAAGTCTTATGTCATCTGAAGATATTATTCAAATTATTAGAGCAATTATTATGCTCAAAGAAAATTATGATACAGATATTGATATGCGTATAATAAATAGAGAAATTGTTAATATTACAGTTGATGATATTAATGATATTTCTGTTCTTATTAAACGATTAAGAGTAGCAAATAAATTTAATCATAATAGTATAGCAAAAAACTTTTCTTATATTTTAGCATTATCTCTTGAAATTAAAGATAAAAATATTGAAGCATATTGTACTGATATTAATAAATATTTCAGTAGCGATAATAAAGAGAAAATAACTGATACTTTTAATAAATTTAAATCTTGGACAAATAAAAGTAAAGTAGTGCTTCATAGATATAATATATTAAAAAATGAATATTTAAAATATATTATATAAAATAATATATTATATTAAATAAAGAGAGACATAGAAATGGCTCTCTTTATTTTTTATCAAAACTCATTAATAATAATATTAAATAGCTGTATAAGGATGGCTAGAAAATATGAGAATATTATTAGTTGAAGATGTTGAAATTTCTAGAATGGTAACAGAAAATATATTAAGACAATTTTCTGAAGTTACATTTATAGATAATGCTAAAAATGGTTTTGAAGCTATTAAGAAAACTTTAGATTTGTATAAAAAAGGTAAAAAATATGATGTCATATTTATGGATATTATAATGCCTATTACTAGTGGATATCAAGCATTAGAGAGTATTAGAAAATATGAAAAAGATAATTATATTGAAGAAAATAATAGAAGTAAAATTGTAATATTAAGCTCTCTTAATACTAAAGAAGAAATAGAAAATGGATTAAGAATGGGTGCTAATAAAGTTTTTATAAAACCTATAAATTATGAAGATATAAAATCTTTATTTAAAGAATGGAATATGATATAAGAAGAGGAGAAATCCTCTTCTTATTTTTATTTTTTTTTCAATATTATTGTATTCTTCAACTTTTTATTAATTAAGCAATATCCAATAATATGGAGGATTAATAAAATGCCTGATAATAAAATTGGTTACATCATAAATGAATCTGGATATCAAATGGAATATATTAATACTACTCCCACTTCTAATATTAAAAATCATAAATTCTATAATCCTGATAGAATTGCTGGTTATGGTATTCTTCAGACTGGTGGTATTAAGAATAGAAATGGAAGAATCTATAGAACAGAAGATCTTGATAGAGAAATTCATGCTCCTAGACAAAGAGAATTATTAGGTACTGGTACTATGTTAGGACATTTATCCCATCCTGTAAGTGGAGATCTTGTTGTACAACAGACTATTGATCCTAAACTCTGTTGTGTAAGATTTCTTGATCTTTGGATGGATGGAGATAATGTAATGGGATCTTTCCAAGGTACTAATAATGAATATGGAGAGATGTTTGATAAAGATCTTAGGATTGGAGTTAGACCTGCATTCTCTCTTAGGGCTCTTGGTACTATAAGAGCTACCCCTGAAGGAGCAGTTGTTGAGAATTTAAAAATGATTACATATGATGCGGTGGTATATCCATCTAATCCCGGTGCATATATGTGCGGTGTAATATCAGAATCTGCAAATTTAATGGATGCTCCTATTTCTAATTTTAAACTTACTAATGCTAATGATGCTACTAAGTCTGCTATTTATCCTTTTACTAATGATGATGTAGTATCTGCTATGAAAGCTCAGCATACTAATGAATCTGCTATAGCTTTTGATATAATTAAAAATAAATCTTTTAATTATCAATTACTTAAAGAAGCTTTTGATATGACAAAGATTAATATGGTAGATCTTATTTCTCCTAATAAAATTGCTCTTACAGAATCTGGTAAATCTACAATTGTGATGAATATTGAAGATTATATTGCTAAAGAGCTTCAAAATTATAAATAATATTGTTAATTACCACCTTAGGAGGTGTATTATGTTTATTATCGATTTCTTCAAGAGATTATTTGGATTAAATAAGAAGGAAGAAAATAATGCAAATAATAAAATAGAAACTATAGAGGGAAATACTATTCCTAATATAGAAAAAGAAGATATATTAGTATCCTCTGTAAATTTAAATAAAGAAGAAATTTCTAATAAAAATGATGACAATTCAAATATTCTTGTAAATTCTGTATCTCACTCTCCTGAATATAATGATGAGCATAATAATTATTGGGAAAATTCTACAGAAGAGAAAGAGTCTGATTCTATATCTACAGAAGCTATACAAAATTTTGTAGATAATCCAGTAGATGAAGAAAAGGAAGAAAATTTAGAAGAATATGAAGAGATTCCTGATGATCCTTACTCTTATTATCTTGATCCTATTTTTTCTGCTGATTTAATTGTTGGTATTAAAAATATTTTACGTCCTATAGTTAGATCTTATAATTATGAGAAAAAAGATACTTATGCTGCTTGTACTACATCTATTAAAACTCTTAAATGTTTTATTACAGTAGCACAAGATTCTGAATTATTAATATTTAGACCTACACAATCAGATACTTATAATAATAGCATTGCTATTTTTGTAAGAGGATTTATTTATAATGATTTTAAATCTGCTTTAATTAAGAATAAATTTACAGGTTTATTGCTTGATTGCTATGGTGGTAAAATCTTTATTCGAAAGAAAATTTAAATTACCAATCAAAAGAAAGGGTTGGTGAAATAATATATGGCTGGTTATCAGAATAATATGTCAAAATTAATTGACAAAATAGAATGGAGACTTGGTTTAATCCCATTAACTAAGCATTTACCAGAGGAGTTCGGTAAGAATGCTTGGGCAACTGTCATAAAAGAGGATTCTCTTTTAACATATTCAAGATATGTACCAAGAAGATTTTCTTTCAAAGTTACTCCACAGACTGCTCCTAAGAAAGGACCGTGGTACTATATAGATGAAGACTATGTTGGATCTCAATCTATATTAGGAGTAGGAGATATTGACTGGACTAAATTTGGAAATAGATCAATTGGATTGGCACAGACTTTTGGATATGGTACAATAGATGCTGGACTTGCTGCTAATTATACTATTGATGATATTATGGGAATGAAACAAAGAGCAGACTATGCTTCTATGTTTTCTAATCAAATTATTCCAGAATTCGAAGCTCCTAATAAGATAAGATTAGTAGCAGCAGGAAATTATGATGTTAATATTGGTGAATTTAATATTATACTATTTCTTAAACATCTTGATTCTTTAACTAGTATTCCTGCAACAGCAATGGAAAAATTTGAGCAATTAGCTCAAGCTGATGTGGCAGGCTTTCTTGTAAATAATTTAAAGTACTGGGATGGATTCGAAACAGTATTTTCTACTATAGACTTAAAGATGAGCAATCTAGAAAGTGAATATGGAAAAAGAGAATCTATTATAGATTATCTTGAACAGAATTATGTATCTGCTAATAATAGAGCTATTCCATTAATAATGACAATATAAGAGGTATTATTATGGCCGGATTAATTAAATTTAATTCTGATAATTCAATTGATACTACTAATCTTTCTGAATCAGGATTAAATGAAGAATATAGAAAAATCAAAGCAGTAGTAGAATCTAAAGATTGGAAAGCTGCTGTAAGAGAGAATTTTAGTGAAGATTATGATCAAGTACTTCTTAAAGAAGATTTTAGTGTAATTGCAATGGGAGTTTTTGCCATTGGTATTGTTATTGCTAAAATTATCTCTTGGCTTAAAGGTAAATATTCTCTTACTGTTAAGAAGCTTCTTACTCAATCTAAAGAGCTTAATGATATTTATACTAAAGTAAATGCTCTTCTTGCTAATGATAAGATGGCTAGATTCAGACATAGAAATGATAGAATCAATGCTGAAGTTCATTCTATTGTTATGATTGATAAGAAGACTGGTACTGCATATAAATTATATATTGATAATCTTATATACAATGCTGATGCTTGTATTACTAGACTTAATGAAATTATAAGATATTCATCTACTAAAGCAACTCCAGAAGAGAAAGTTAAAACTCTCAATAATATGGTTGATAATCTTATTGCAGAAGTAGATGAATCTATGATGAAATATCATGGATTTGTTCTTACTTGTGATCCTTTTATGAAGATTACTAAGTTTACTAATCAGAGATTAGAAGATGTCTTAATGGCTTATAAAGATTGGATTGAATTTATTTATACTGCTACTAATAGTATTAATAATAATATTACTGCTCAGCTTCAATATTTCCAGTTATTAGAAACAGCTTATAAGAAGATGTCTGTTGAGTATAGTAAAGATAAAGATGCTAAAGAAGTAGTAGATAAATTATTTAAATATTTAATTAAGAATGCTACAGCATCTATGGATTTTAATACAAGAGCTATGGTTATTTTTAATGATATGATTAAGTACTATTCTGAAGAACTGCATAAGATCTATGATATCATTAGATCTTAATATAAACTGGAGGTTAAATTATGAAGAATAAAGACCTTGAATTTGGAGTTATTACAGAACAGGGAGATCTTGGATTAGGTTTTAATGTTCTTAATGAATCTGATCAAGAAGTAATGAGACGTAATAAAGAAAAAGAAGATAAAGAAAAGAATAAATAATTATATACCCAGCAAGATATTTCTTGCTGGGTGATTTTATTTTAAAAAGTTAATATTTTTAATTATATGATATAAACTTGAATAGAAAGAGTAAATAATAATTTTTGGAGGTATAAATAATATGAAGAAAATTATTGATATTGGGTTTGTAGGATATGGTAACTATGTAACTGATGATGCAATTTTTAAGCCGTTGCCTCATAATTATAAGCATGGACTCAAGACCCCCATTGTTCTTGTAAACAACATTTCTGATGTGCATCGTAAGTCATATGATGCCATTAGAAATAGGGATGGCTATGATGTTCTTGAAGAATGTCATAGTTCTGGTCTTTTGACCAGAAAAATTGGAACTCTGGATTTCTATAATGAGATTTCAGGATTCCTGCATGTGAATGTAACATTTGGCCATAGCTTGTATGATGCATCTTCAGGAATTTGCTGTATTCCTGAAGATCTGGATGTTAAGTCGATCCCGAAGTATCATGAAAGCAAGAACAGTTTTCCTGGATGCGTTGGGGCTATCATTATTGATAGTAATTTTGACGTATATATCTGTTATGGATTTGAAAAGTCTGATGGAGGTATGGATATTTACTTTGATTGGACTTAAAAATAAAGAGGCATTTAAGCCTCTTTATTTTTTTTCTACATTTCTTTTCTCTCAAAACTTTATATTAATAATCCAAATATATTTGTGGAGGATATTCTACAATGGCTGATAATAAAAAGTACATGGCCAGAGTACCAATTATTCCTGATGATTTCGAGAATAAAGATGAACATAAAAATCATGAACTAGTAATGGATTTTATAGAGAATGATATTTATGTTAAAGAAGGTTCTGGTTATGTTTCTATTACAGGACAAATCAAAGAAGAAATTAAAAGTATTCAAGATGGTTCTGTAGTTGTTCATATTGTTACGGAAAGTACATTACCAGCACTTAAAGATAGACCTGAAAATCATTGGTACTATGTAATTACTAGTTCTGAGACTGTAAAATCTGGTGCTGTTGGTTTAGCTAATTATGTTTATTATGGTCTTATTGATACTACTGCTACAGATAGACTATATCAGTATATTCTTGTAGCTCAGAATATGATAGAGGATTCTTCTACTGTAAAGATTACTATAAGACCTGGATATAAAGCAGCTTTTTATGTTCCTATTAATATGAGTGCTACATTTGTTAATGAAGATACTGGAGCTGTTATTAATTATTCTATAGAAGATAGATTATATGCAATTAATAATGCTGATGGGTCTTATGTAGCTTATGATGTTTATATTCTTAATCTTATAGATGAAGGTGAATATAATGTAACAATAGACTTAACAGGTTCAGATTATTATAATATTCACTTTGATACTAATATTTCTGTTGGTGGATTAGAATTACCTGAAGATATTAAAATCAGAATTGGAAGTTCTATTGGTAATGCTTTGCCAGATGAACCTAATAAAACTGATGCTAGATATACATTTGTTGGTTGGTCAACAAATAAAATAGCTCAATTAATTATAGATGGTTCATATGTTCCTGAAGGAAATATTACTTTATATGCATTTTATGTATATGAATCTGATCCTTCTTTGTTATCATATTATTCTACTTATGAATCCACTACTGGTGATGACAGTAGTGATAATGGTGAGGGGGAATAAGATATGAGTATTATAATTGGTAAATATTGTGGTGTAGCTAGAAGAGATACATATATTTATCCTAAACAGATTGAAGGATATACTACCCCTGAACCTCAGATATTAACTACAGATGGTCAGAATTTTACTTTCAAATATACTCCTATTGATTATACAGTTTCTTATAATTTAAATGGTGGAGAATTTGATATAAGTGATAATCCTAGATCTACTTATAATATTGAGACTGACTATATTCCTCCTGTACCTCATAAAGAAGGTTATACTTTTATTGGATGGAGTCCTAATGCTATTAAACCTGGATTTACTGGTAATATGACTTTTACTGCTAATTGGTCTGATAATGCTATTTTATTACCAGGAGCTACATTAAATTCTACAATCAGTGCAGCATATGATAAGACTACTATAATGGCAATTAAGATATCCTCTACTAGACCTGATGTTAGTACTATTAATTTATCTAGTACTAATACTCCTATTCAGGCATGGTATTCTAATGGAACTTTATTCTTCTATAGTACAGTAAATATTTGCTGTAATCAAGATATGTCTTCTGCTTTTGAAGGGTTTGAACTTCTTAGAGATATTGAAGATCTCTCTAGATTTACTACTAAGTCTAATATGAAGATTACAAATCTCTTTAAAGATTGTAGATTATTAGGAGATGTATCTGCTGTAGAGGATTGGGCTGATGGAGTATTTTCTGATTTTACAGATGCTTTTACTAATACTCCTGCATTAGATGCTGGAAGAGTTCCTAGTTGGTATTCTTGGACAGTTGTAGTTCATTATATTTCTTCTACTGGTAGAACTATTGAGACTGTTAACACTACTTGTATTCCTGGACAGACATTATATGCTAAAAATATTACTGCTTATAATGCTGATACTCAAAGTGTTGTAATTACTAGTAAAGATCTTGAATATAGCTTAACTTATATACCAGTAAACTATTTAATTAGTTATGATACAGATGGTGGTACTATTCCTTCTTCTGCTAAAACTTCTTATACTATAGAAGATGGAGCATATACTCCTCCTGAAGCTGTAAAATCTGGATATAGATTTGTAAAATGGAATCCAGAAAGAATTGAAAATGGTGATTATGGTAATATAAGATTTATTGCTAACTATGTTTCTGAATAATATAAGAGAGGTTGATAACTATTATGGATAGTAGAGTAGAAACTTTAGTGAGAGCAATTGATAATTTACGCAACTTCTCTCATAGACAAGAAGACTTAGTTGCAGTAAAGGATGCTCTTAATTCTATTTTCTTAAAAGATGCTAAATGTGAGAATTTTATCTATACTATTAATACAGACAAAGTTCCTTTTGGGTGCATTGTAATGCCTAAGATTCCTTCTGATACTATTAATAATCTTATGATTGTTGGTGATAGTGCTAGATTTGATTCTTATGAAGTAGAAATTGATAGTAAAGTATTTGATTATGGTTTAACTAATGAAGATGTAGCAGCTATTATGCTGTATAATATTTATCATTTAATTTGTGATTATTCTCCTGCTACTAGAGTAAGAGAAATGATCGATGCTTGGCTTGCAAATAGAGGAACAAATATTATTATTAAAGACTCTATTCAGTTCCAAGCCATTTTAGCATTTGGTTTATATGATGCAATTAATCAGATTACATCTTGCTTATATTTACCTGATGATGTTACAAATGATCCATTTCTTGATTCTTTAGAGCTTGATAATTTTGAATCTGCAATACAAAAACTCTATAAAGAAATTCCTGGTTGTGAAAATGAAATAACTAGACAACCTAGATTAAGTATGCTTAACTGGTGCTTAAGGCTCTATAGTGATGTGGATAAGGAAAGAGTTCCTGCATTACATCTATTAGATAAAGCTAAGAAACTTACTGCTTCTGTATTATATATTAATAAAATGAATGCTGTTATTAATGCTCTTAATAGAATTGATACAAGTTTATATACTGAGTCTACTAAATTGTATATAACTGAAGCTAAGAAGAGAGGATTCTTTGTTGGGCTTAAATATGCAGGTTTACAAGCTATAGAGGATGATTTATACGAATATATTATCAGAGCTAAAAATAGTGAAAGTGAAGAGGATATATTCTATTGCTTAAAGCAAATAAATGCTCGTTTGGCATTGATTTCAGATTATATCAGAGAAGAAAGAGAAGCTGGTACTAGTGAGAGAGAATTAGAAAAGTGGATAACCTTAAAGATTCAATATATGGAAATTAGAGATAAGCTTGTTAAAAATGCTAATTATAAAAGAAAAGCTAAATATGGAATTTTTATAGATTATGATGCTTTAGATAAATTAGATGATGAGGAATAATTTTATTTATATACAGGTAGGAATAATTTCCTATCTGTATTTTATTTTTTATATTTATTATAACAAATTTATTAAAATAATAAAAGATAGGTATGATATGACATTACAAGAGTTTAAAGATCAGAATAAAAATATTCCAGTAGTAACCAAAATTGGAGCTTATGATAAAAATTATAAACTTAATGAATTTAGTGCATTTATTATTGTTGATGAAGGAATATTAATCCCAGAAGAGCAAGAATTATCACGTACCATATATGTTAGATTTTTATCAAAAGAAAAAATTAAAGAAATATATAAAAAATTTATTTTAGAAGAATAGATAGATATTACAGATAGAGAATTCTCTATCTGTAATATTTTATTTACTATACTTTAGTATAATATTTTATATTATAAGGAATTAAATATGATTATAAAAGAAAAAGATTTGCAATCTATTTTAAATAGATTATCTGAAATTGAAATACAATCTAAGTCTAAATATGAATATATTGGAAAAAGAGTTCCTAGAGTAACAGAAATATTATCTGCTATGCTTCATGAAGATTTTTTAATGAAATGGGCTAATAATTTAGGATTTAAACATATTTCCTATAGAGCTTTTATGAATGATGCTGCAGATAGGGGAACTTATTCTCATCTTGCTATAGAAAAATATCTTAAACAAGGTTTTTTAGATTTAGATACTATGAATGAGATTCCTAATGATAAAATTAGAAATACAGTATCTTCTGTTATGACAGGATTTCATTCTTGGTGGATAAATCTTCATAAACAATATAAAAATATAGAAATTATATATCTTGAAGCGGCTCTGGTTCATAAATACTTTGCTGGTACTTGTGATTGTTTATTAAAGGTAGATGGTGAATATTGGCTTATTGATTTTAAGACTTCTAATCATATGAGTTATAATTATGCTTTACAATTAGCAGCTTATAAATTTCTATTAAAAGAGTTAAAAAATATAGATATTTCTAAAGCTATGATATTAAGATTAGATAAAGAAAAATCTTGTTACTATACTTATGAATATGATATGAATAATGAGATTCATTTAAATTTCTTCAATAATTGTTTACAAACTTTTATGTTATTGACAGCTGGATTTATTATGAGAATGACTACTAAAGAAGAATATGATAAACTTCTTAAAGAAATAACTACAGGAGAGTAAAATCTCCTGTAGGGTTTTATTATCAAAAAAACCTCTTTATAAATTAAGTGATATATAATGAGGGTCCATAATGAATAATATATATGTAATATTACAATGCTGTGATATTGTAAGAGATCTATATAATGAATTTAATAAACCATTTGGATGGTTTAAATTTAAAGAAAGAAAAGAATATAAAAAATTAAAAGCACAATTAATAGAAATGATAGATAATCTTATGTATGATAAATGGACAGTAGATTATCTATTTAATTTAGAAAGAATATTTCTCTTGTATTGGGATAAGTTAGAAGTATATTCAGAGAAAATATCTATAACTAAAGATACTACATATACTCAAATTATAAATAAATTTATTCCTATTTATTTTTCAGATTTAGAAAATGATAAGTTATATATATTAGATATAAAACCAGGTAACTCAATTATTTTTTCAATTATGCATACTAAAACTGGAAGAGTATTAGAGATATCTAGTGTTGATATTACTAATGATTCACAGAGAAAGGTAGAAATACAATGCAAAGAAAAAATAATAGATGTATTAAAAAATTATTTAGATGATATTACTATAAATAAAAATAATCCAAATCAAAATATGATAAAAAAGGTAAAAGATATTCAAATCTAAGGTATCAACTTAGAGTGAATACCTTAAGTATTATCAATCATATTGATAATACTTATATAAAAAATGCTACTTTTTAAAAAGGAGAGTTTGTTAAAATGGAAACTATCACCTTTAGTGAAGCTTTAGAGAAATTAGGTTGTAGTAGAAAAACTATATTAAGTTTAATAGATGAAGGATCTCTATATGCTTTTAAAGATGGTAAGTCATGGAAAGTATCCAAACAAAGTTTAGATAATTTAATTGTTACAAATACAGAATATACTAAGATAAAAAAGAGAATTAAAGATAGTATAAATTTTAGTATTAAAAAATATTCCAGTCTTCCTGATAATAAAAAATTTTGGAAGAAACAAGATATAAAAATAGATTGGGATTCTGCTTTAAAACAAGCTACAGATAGATTTTATAAAGAAAAAACAATAGATAGTGCTATATATTTACAAGAAGTGCAAAGACTATATAAAAGAGATGATATTAATGGTTATTTAGAATTATTAGAAAGAGGTTATGTAAAATGTTAGATAATCCCAAAAGTTATAAAGATTTAGATGAAGTAAAGAATGAAACGGTATATATTACTAGAAGATTTACTCATGGAGATTCTAATTATATCTATAAACCAATGATAGTAGAAGAAGGTTTATTAGTTCCTTTTATTTACTATTCTGGTTTTGATAATAAAATTGCATATCTTCTTATTGAAAAATCTATAATAAAAGAAGCAATTAATTTAGTTAAAGATTTAGATGATGGGAGATAATTAATAATGGATAAACTTATAAGCAAATCTGAAAAAGAAGCTGGTTTTGAAATTCCTGCTCCTTTTGTACAAAAATTTAAAGAATATAAAAATGTAAAAGTTATAGATAATTTTAGAGCTCCTAGTAAAACGTGTGGAATTGTAACTGCTCAACCTACTGTAGTAGAAGAAGGTTTACTAATTCCAATTATATATACTCATTTTGATAATTATAAAAAACGTGCAGAAGATTTATTATACTATATGATTATTAAAAAAGATGTATTAAAAGATGCATTAAATTTAATTAAGGAATATGATGATGATAAATAATATTAATCCAAATCTATTATATGATAATTATATTTTTAATAATACAACTATCATATCAGCTCATATATCAGATTTACATTTTCCAGTAATGGACCCATATAAACAATATTCTATATTAGAAGATCAGTTTATAAAGAAGATAGAAGTTATGCCTAGATTGGATTTAATCTGTATCAATGGAGATCTTTATGATCATAAAGTAATGACAGCTTCTGATGCTACTTTATATGCTTCTATGTTTATAGCTAGATTAGTAGAGATTGCTAAAATGAAAAATGCTACATTAATCATTCTTCAAGGTACTATTTCTCATGATGCTAATCAGTTAAAAATATATTATCACTATATGCAGAGAACTGATGTAGATGTTAGAATAGTAACTAATATCAGATTTGAAATGGTAAAAGGAATAAGAATTCTTTGTATACCAGAATTATATGGTATAGACGAAGATTATTATCAAAAGATATTATTTCATTCTGATTTTTATGATTTTTGTATAATGCATGGTACTATTAAAGGTGCTGTATATGGAGATAATGTAGGACAAGGAAGATTATTTACAATAGAAGATTTTTTAAATTGTAAAGGACCTATTATTTCTGGTCATATACATAAAGCTGATACTTTTTATGATCATTTTTATTATTGCGGGTCTCCTTATAGATGGAGATTTGATGATGACTGTTTTAAGGGATTCATATTAATGTCTTATAATTCTATGTCAAGGAAGTATTTCCTTGACTATGAAGAAATAATTTCTGATAATTATAAAACTATCACTTTATCAGAATTAGTTAATAATAATCCTATAGATACTATAAACTATATCAGAGATCTTAAACAAAATCAAGGTATAGATTATATTAGAGTAAAGTTTGATAATCTTTTATCTCCTGCTAATAGAATGGTTATTAATAATACTTTTAGAAATGATGATACCGTAACTTTAGAATTTTTCTCACCTGAAAGAGAAATAGCTAGACAGGCAGAAGAAAAGATTAAAGAAGATAATGAAAAATTTTCATTTTTGTTAGATCCTAGATTGACAGATGAACAGAAATTTGTTATGTGGGTTAATCATCTAAAAAATGATGAAAAGTATCTTACTATAGAGGAACTTGAAAGTATTTTAAGAGAGGGGTAATTACAAATGGGTATATTTACTCCCAAATCTAAATTTATGAAAATGATGAAAACTACTTTAAATACTAATAAGTATTTCATAGAGAATAAAAAAGAGGAAGATAAAATGGCAGAATACTCTACAATTAAATTAAATGATACATGTAATAGTTATATGACTAATACTATAACTGATAAATTTGAAGAGTTAAATGATAAATATGATGAATGTATCTCTTTCTCTGAACAACAAATTAAATTGAATAAACAGTTAAAGAATAATTGTGATAGATTTAATAAAAATTTGAGAAAGAATACTGATGATATTGTTATACATATTGATAGAACTTATGATAAGTTATATGAAGTTCTTGATAATCAGTATCGACAGGAATTAATTGAAATTAGGTATGCTTCTCAGTATAAAGATGAGATTCTTAATGAAATAAGAAATATTAAGAAAACTGTATATTTCTTTATGAAAATATATGGAGTATTATTACTTGCTACTTTTCTTTCAATATGTTTTTTAAGATAAATTAGAATAAGAGGTATATATTATGAATAATACATATGGTGATTTATTATCTATTACTGAAGATGAAGAGAAAAAAGATAATGATAATAGGCAACTTAAATCAAGTATGGAAGATATTATGATTGATCTTCATAATAATTGTGAATTTATAGGTGGTAAACTTGCAAATATCACAGAATTAATTAAGACTACTGCTGATGAAGAGATAAAAGCTTCTACTAAAAACTATAGAAAAGCTTATGATACTCTTATGAAAGTTGCTATTATTATTGGCGTTACTAATATAACTATCATTATATTACTTGCATCATTGCTTATCAATCAAATTTAAAATATATATTGGAGGAAATATAAATGAATGAAGAAATTAAAAATGAAGTCAGCACAAATGAAGAAATGTCTACAAATAATCAGCAAGAAGAATCAGATAATAATATTTACACCGATGGAACTTTGAATCTTAATATGTCTGGTATTGGTAATGCATCTGATTCTGATATTGTTGATGCACATGGAAAACATATTGGTGATGATGAGGAAAATATTCCAGATACTCCTAGTTTTAGTGATGGTTTATCTGGAGAAGCAGATACTATCGATGATTATCCGAATCAAAATACTACCAATTTTCCCAATTATATGGAGCTTTTTAATACATATAAACAACTTTTTGAAAATCTTACTGATGATGTAGAAAATATTAATAAAAAAATTAATAGAATTACAGAAGTTATAGATAAGGATAATAAAGAAACTAATGCCGCTATTAAAGCTACTCAGATTTATTCTAAATTATTTACTAAACTTAGTATGGGCATTAATATAATTCTTATTATTCTTATCATTATTTTATTTATTATTAAATAATAAGGGAAAATAATAATATGAGATTTGTTGCTATAGAATATAAAGATGGTAATAATAATACTGATGTGAAAGGCTATTTAAGAATACCTGATAATATGCCACCTAATTGGGCTAATGGATATAGAAAATATTTAAAAGATGTAAAAAAAGTAAAAGATTCTATTGATATTTATCCTTTGAATATTCATCTTAATAGTGATACTATGGGTAAACCCCCTACTGGATATGTAAATCTTGAAGATGATTTTAATCTTGCTTTAAGATCTACTAAGTATTATCCTATAGTACCTTATGAAGCTACTAGAAGAGCTTGGTCTATGATGGACCCAATGAGTCCTGACTTTGTTCCAAAAGAGAGGTAAATAGAATATTATATTTATCTTAACTATCTTATACTTTTTGATATAAAAGAGAGATGGTATTTTAATTATGAATATTAGACGAGCATCTAATTATAAAAATCTTGAAAATAAAAAAGAGAAATTAACTCAATTATTTGATATAAAAACTTTGGATTTATACTGTAGATATATTATATCTAGAAATTCTAATATTAAAATGTCAAGTTTAATATTAGTAAAAAATTTATTTGATAAGGTATTAATTTCAGATTATGGAAGTGATACTGAAAGAGTAAAAAGAATTAATTTTATTAAAAAGGGTTTAGAAGCTAGAGTTGATAAACATCTTAAAGATAAAGATTTAATTATACAATATATAAATGGTGGTATTGGAGCAGAAGATTTATTAGATACATCTGGATATGAAGAAATATCTGATGATGAATTAGCTTATATAAATAATGAATCTTGTTCCTTATCAGAAACATATTTTGTAGATGGAGATTTTAATGAAATTGTAAGATTAGCTACAGATTTGCATAATAATACTGGAGTTAATAGAGCAAATACAATAAATGAAATTAAATATTTAATTCAAAAATTAAATTCTGGTTTTAATAAATTTGAAAGTGGTAAAAATATTGAATCAGAATTTAGTTTATATGATGATACTTTTGATAATACTTTTAGAGATATATTTTCAAAAGAGACTAGTCCATCTAGAATATTAAAAACAGGGTTATCTGGATTGAATCAAATGTTAAATGGTGGGTTTCAATCTGGTAGAGTATATATATTCTTTGGAACTGCTGCTACTGGTAAATCATTCTTTGTATTGGATATAGCAATGCAGATTTCAAAATATAATTATATGTATAAAACTAAAGATCCAACCAAACAACCTTGTGTAATAATATTAACGATGGAAAACTCTGTAAGAGAAAATGTGTCCAGAATGTTTACTATGATTACTGGTGAAGTAATGGCTGAACATACTCAATATGATGAAGCCAATATGTTATTTAAAAATGCACTTGAAGCATATTCCGGACACAGAGAAGTAGATTTATTTATGGAATATCAACCTAATTTATCTCAGTCAACAAATTATTTATATGCCCTTGTAGATAAAGTAAAATCTCAAAATAAAGAACCGATATGTATTATTATAGATCATATTAAAAGAATAAGATCTATAGATCCTGCGAAAGATATGAGATTAGATTTAGGTAATATAGTAAATGAATTTAAAGCATTTGCAAATATTCAAGATATTCCTATTATAACAATATCCCACTTAAATAGAGAAGCTGCAAAGAATATTGGTGAGAATAAAAATAAAAAAGATATTATCAGAAGTCTAGGGGTAAATAATGTTTCAGATTCATTATTGATGATAGATAACTGTGATATTGGTGTTATTTTAAATAAAGAAACTGATTCTAAAGGAAATTATTATATGGGATTTAGTTCTATTAAATCAAGAACTAAATGTGATGTTGAATTATTCTTTCAACCATTTATGGAACATCATGGTCTTAAACTTATTGAGGATGCATATAGTCAATATCCTGCTTATAGATGGACTCTTATTGATAAAGAAGCAGGACCTTTAAGGATTAATAATAATGATTATGTAAAAACAGCTTCAAGGAGAATAGATGATGATGAGGATATGTTTTCAAGTAATAATATTGCTAGAGATGATAGTATTACTATAGAAGATATAGATAATTCAAATGTTGTTGGATTACAAGTACAACCTCAGATTCAGCAACCTCAGCCATATAATAATTTTGAAATTCAACAACCAATATTAGATTTACAACCATTACCAATACCAACAGAAGAAATGACAACCTGGGAACAAGAACTAGTTAATTTAAAATATAATACAGATGCTGTAGCAGTATTTAGTATATTGAATGATGATGGTATTGTTATTGGTGATAGTGTTGAAATGTTTACTGCTGAGTAAAAATAAATACAGTGGTAGGATATTCCTACCACTGTATATTCTATTTATTTTTATTCTGTCCAGATATTATTTCCATCGTTATTTTTAAAGTCTTTCTTTAATTTGGATTTATTTTTATTTATATAATCCTCATTAATAGCACCTATTCTATTAATGATAGTAGTTAATTCATTATATCTTAATACTCTTATTTTATTATAATCAAACTCTTTAGGATCTATAATACCATTAAGCATCATTATAATAAAAGCCATTTCTCTAGTACCATATAAATCATAAGCAAATAAGTATGGCTTATATTTATATCTAATTCTTTCCACATCTGTTAATTTTATAAATACAGATAAATCCCTTAATTCTTCTTCATAATCATACAAGACATTTGTGATGAACATATCATAACCATTCAAGTATTCTACTATAGAAAAATTATAGTAAGTAATTTCATCTGAATTTCTCATAGCAATAAAATCTTGAACAGTGATAGTTTCATCAGACTTCATTGTTGTATATGTAGCCATTATTCTATCACTCCTATAACAACTGGATTATCATAATTTCCTGCTAAATTAGAAACTAAGAATTTTTGTCCTTTATAATATTCTACTCTTGTTATAGTAGCATTATTAGTAGATGATTCATCTCCACCTGGATGATAAACTGAAATATTTGTAATATAAAATAAATGTCTAGGTACTTTTAATTCTACATAATTTGATGTAGTGATTGCAGATACACCTAAACTTAATTGGTCTCTATTGATAACATTACTAGCACTCTGTCTAGGTAATTGTGTATCATATTCAGATTTAGATACATTAGGTGTTAAATATGACATAACAAATTTACCAATATTATTTTCAAAAGTGACTTTATCACTTATTAATTCCACATAATGTAATCCAAGCATATTTGCTTTATTATTAGCAAAATTACTTTTCATTACAGTACTATCCATACTAATATCTCCATTTAATAATTATATAGAAGTTTCGGAATACTAAAATCATAAACGGTAAGATATTATAATAATGATATGGAAAATATAAGAAAAGAGGTTAAAAAACAAATGAGTATTAAAAAATGGAAAGTAATAGCCGAATTAGATTGGTGTGCTAATAATTTTAACAGTTGTATTGTAGAAGCTAATACAGAAAGGAAAGCTAGAATTATGGCTGAAAAATATTTCAAAAAGAAAATGAAAGCTTTTGCAATAAATATTCAAGATATTGAATTAATTAATGAGGAGGTTTAATAATGAAAGTTAACATAGATATTTTTAATAAAGATAGTATACCTAAAGAAATTTATGATATTATCAAAAAATTTGAAGATGATTTTGATGAACTTATTCATTATGATAAAATTTCTATAAATAATTATATGGATAATAAAAAAGAATATTTTAATGAATATATAAAAATTCGTTCTAAAAATCATACATTAATTTATACATATTCTAAAACATATAAAATGAATTCTATTTGTAGAGAAAATAATTTTACAAAATATTCTTATCTAAATCATCATTATATATATAATAATGATTTAGTTAACAAAACTAAAGAAAATAATATAGATAATTCTACATGCACAACATATGCTTCAACTAATGCACCTTTATATGTACCTATTGCAGAATATAGTTTTAATATAAGCCGTGTAATAATGTAAATCGAAAGAAGGTTAAAAATGTTTAATGATAAAGATGTAGCAGATATTACTAGAAATTTATTAATCGCTTTAGGTATAGAAATACAAAAAGGTAGTAATATTTTATTTTATCAAGAATCTAAAAATACTATATTCTTTGATAATCATCCTGTAAAAGCTAATATAGATTCTAACTCTGCTTTATTTATAGATAAGGATGATGTTAGATTTAATCCAATTGATCCTAGATGTACTAAATTAATGGATAGATTCTTTGCTAGATATTTAGAAGATTCCAGTGAAGAGGGTAATCTTCCTGTTTGTTCTACTTATTTCTTTGATAAAGATAAAGATACAGGAAATTATATGCTTCATGTAAGATTTGAAGATGGATCTGAATATAAAGGAAATTGGTATATTAATAAAATAATATGTCTTATTGAAGCTGTATTTAGCTTAGATGGAACATTTGCTGATATTAATCTCAGACCTTATGATTTAGATCAATCAGAATGGATAGATGATGAATAATATCATTTTAAATCAAGGACAACAGAAGATTTATGATGCTGCTATACAGTGGTATTATAAATCTTCTAATCCTTTATTTCAAATAGCTTCTGAAGCAGGTTGTGGTAAGAGTGTATTAGTTGCAGAAATAGTAAATGGTCTTGGTTTAAGAGAAGATCAAATATTACCTATGGCCTATACTGGTCAAGCAGCTATGGTAATGAGATTACATGGTTTAACAAATGCATGTACTTGCCATTCTGGATTATTTATTCCTATTCAAGTTAAAGATACTGATGGAGAAGGAAATTATATTATAGATACAAGATTCAATACTGTAGTTTATAAATGGAAATTTATTCCTAAAGATTTTACTAATTCTAATATTAAACTTATAATATTAGATGAAGCTTGGATGGTTCCAAGAAAGTTTAGAAAGTTTATTGATGATATAGGAATTAAGGTAATTGCTACTGGAGATCCTGGTCAGTTACCACCTATTGCTGACGATCCTGGATATTTTGTAGATGGGGAAATTCATTATTTAACTGAGATTATGAGACAAGAGAGAGATTCTGCTCTTGTACATATTGCTCATAGAGCAAGATATGGGTATCCTATAGATTATGGATTATATGGTAATGATGTATTAGTTATATTTGATACAGAATTAGATAATAATATTTTAATGAAAGCTAATATTATTTTATGTGGAAAGAACGATACTAGAGATATTTTAAATAGAAGAATAAGAAAAGATATTTTACATTTTTACAATGATACTCCTAATTATGGGGAAAGAGTAATATGCAGAAAAAATAATTGGGGAGTATTTATAGACGATATTCCTCTTGTAAATGGTTTAACAGGATTTGTATTATCTCAACCTACAGTAGAGAAATATGATGGTAAAACTATAAAAATTGATTTTATGCCCGACTTATCTAATAATGCATTTATAGATTTACCTATAAATCGAAATTATATAAATGCAAGTAATAAAAAGGAAAGAGAATTTATAAAAAGAGATCCATACTTACAAGGAGAATTATTTGAATATGCTTATTCATCTACTGTACATTTAGCACAAGGATCAGAATATAATTATGGTATATATTTTGAAGAGTATTTGGGACAACCTGGATGGTATCAAAATGCTTTAAATTATACAGCTATTACAAGATTTAGAAATAAACTTATTTATGTAAAACATAAACCTAAATATTGGAGTTTCTAAAATTTATTATTATAAGATATTATAATAATGAAAGGAGAGTAAAGTTATGAAATATATTGTTGAAGTTAAGAATTTAACTACAAATGATTCATCAGGTATTCATACACAGACTAATTATATTAGAGAAATTAATGCTGGAGATTTTTACATTCATTTTAAGCATGAATTAAAACAAGTAGATGAAGATGGAAAAGAATATCCTATAACACTTTATTTATATAAAATTCTTAATATTGCATATAATGCAAGTGATAATGTAGGAAATGTAAAATATTTTATTATTTATAAAAATATTTTATCTGGAGATACATATGCCAGAGATATAAAAGAGTTTTTATCTCTTGTAGATAAAGAAAAATATCCTGAAATTAAATCTAAATTTAGATTTACTAAATGTGATGCTTTAGGAAATATAATTGAATGGTATAATAAAAAAGAGGAATAAATAATGGAAGATCGAAGAAATCTACAAATATGGGATAATAATGGTAGAGTGGTTACAGATGATGATACATTAAATAATATTATTAGAAGTGTAGAAGATGAAGAAGATGCTGTACTTGGTGCAGTTATTCCTGCTGTAAGCTTTGAAGGAGAAAATCCTGACGAAAAAGTCTATTTATTATTATTATCAATATATGATACAAATAGTACTAGAGATGATATTATACGACATTGGGAAATTAAAGTAGGTAGACAAGCTACTTATGATACTCTTAAAGAATTAGTTAAATATGAAGCTATTGATCCTAATACTTCATTTATTATTGGTGGATCATCTATTAATGCTGATATTATTATTAATGGTAAAACAGAAGCTAGAGATAATATTAAATTTAATGATGTATCTCCTATAACAGTATTTAGATTTTTAAAAGCCATGAAAGAAAATCATAAAGTATTAGATGGTGATGATATGTTTAATATAGATGATTTTGAAAAAGAAGATGCTATTACTTTTGGAGATAAAACTATCTTTGAAATTTAATTAAAAAAGGAGAAAATAAAATGACTGAATTTGATAACATTGAGTATGGATTTAATTCATCTGGTGGAATTGTGGAAGAGCCTATTCCTTCACAGTTAGGAAGTCAGATTCTTATCAGACCAAAGTTTAATACTCTTATTGAGAATGGTACAGAAGAGAATACAGATCATTCTGAGAAGAAATTTAATGGTCCTGTAACATCTAATCTTAATAAGGATACAACACCTTATGGATTTAATACTATTGTAAATCAGCTTGATAATATTCCTAAGCCCGAAATGGCTGAAAATGTTTCTATGAATAAATTAGTAGAAAATGGAACTACTAATGAAGTAGTAAAATCTATGGGATTAGATATGAATCCTTTAGTAAAAGATATTCCTACAGATAAAAGTGATCCTGAATTTGTAGGATTAAATTTTAATAATCTTGTCTCTGATTTTGTTCCTAATTATGATAATAAATTTGGAGTACAAGCTATTCCATTAAATATGGATGCAAGTATGCTTCCTAAGCCTATTACTCCTGAAGATTTACATAACAATAAGGATAATAAACCTAATAGAAGAATCAATAACTGGTTTACCAGAATTATTGATCAAAAAGGTGAAGACTATTTTACCTCTGGAAAGCTTACTATTGAAGAAGTAAGTAAGAATGCAGAACGTATTATTGATGATATGATTGCAGGAAAGGTTGACTATGATAAGTTTGGCCCTTATCTGATTCTTCCTGTAATTTTGGATACATTAATCAATTATTGTTCTAACAAACTTGCAATTAATAGAGCTTTACAGTTCTCTTTAGGTTATATTTATAATGACTATATAGAGAGAGCAAACTTAGCAGATGATCCTGAAAGATATAATATTCTTATTAGAATTGATGATTCTCTTATTAGAGATATCACTCAGTCTATTGCTATTGTCAATCAGGATATTGCTGTTTATAGCATTCTCTTTAATAGACTTTCTTATGTAAATGCTACTAAGAATGCTAGTAATCTGTATAGTCTTATAAATGAATTAAATTCTTATAAGAAACAGATGAAAAAACGTTATTAAAGGAGAAATCTGATTATGAATAAAAGTGTAGTTTTAGCAAAACTTGAAGAATATAAAGATAGACCTATTGAATTGGGTCTTCTTGATGTTAAAAGTATATATGGTAATATTGAAGGTCATTGGCTCTTTGATGGTGGGGATTGTCTCATTCATGTAGAGAAGAATGTTTCTAATGCTTCTTATGAGATTCCTTCTATTACTCAGAGAGAAAAGCCTTTTGTTATGACTCATATTTATTATGATGATATTTCTTATATTAAGACTTATATTTCTCCTGGATCTGGAGAAATTGAGAATGATCTTAGATCTTTTACTCCTGTTGGTACAGAAAAGAGTAAAGATGATATTATTAAAGAACTTCAGGGAGATAGTGTACATAAAGCAGTTGGTCCTAGAAGTTTCCAGAATGTAGATAATGTAGCACCTGGTTCTTCTTATGGAACTTTTAAAGGTTCTGCTATTAGTACTACTATTGAAGGACTTCCTGAGTATTACAATAAACTTGTTGAATAAAAGTGGTATAATTTTAAATTAATTTTTAAACAGCACCTAACTAAATAATACGAAGGAATTAATAAAAATAATTCATTCGAAAAATCGAGTGTTAAAATTGATTTTGAGAATGTATTATAAATATGAATCGAAAGTTAAAATCTCACACATTAACTTAAGATTCAAAAAATATACATATTTTAATCTCAAAGGAGGAAACAAAAATGAACATGTATGGTAATGTATTTATGGGACCCGGTATGGTTCCGAATCAGTATCAGCAGAAGAAAACTCTTAACTGGCTTCCTGCTGAAGATTATGCACTTCTTCAGAAGGGACTTTCTCAGTTTAAGCTTTCTGTAACTAAAGAGGAGCTTGCAAAAGGTCAGTGTAATCATTATGATCGTAATGGTAATCCTACACTGGTTCCTGATCCTGATGGGAGTGGTGGTTGCACCTGCACAACTTGTGGAACTCACTTCTATACTAAGGACTTTACTTCTGAAGAAATTAAGAATGCTACTGATAATATTCTTGATATTCTGAATACCATTAAGATTATGTATCTGTCGATCGATCCTAATGCAGCTCTGGATTATTTCCAGATTATTCCGTTTATCGAGAAGATTCCTGCTCTGTATAATATTGCTGTTCAGGATTTCAAGAGATATGAAGGTATTGATAGTTTCGTGCCTGGAGCAAATGGCTATAATGTAAATCCGTTCAATATCTATGCTATGATGACTCAGCCTGGTTGGGGAATGGTTCCTCCTCAGCAGCAGATGTATGGATATAATTATCAGCAGCCTGGAATGATGCAGCCTAATATGGCTCCTCAGGGACAGCCTGTAGCTCCTCAGCAGCCTATGAATCCTGCTGGACAGCAGCAGATGTATAGTTTCAATCCTAACATGAATGCTGGATTTGCTCAGCAGAATCCTCAGTTCAATCCTATCTATGGAGGTCAGGGAGCTTATCAGCCCCAGATGCAGGGATTTAGCATGAATCCTGTTGGAGCAGCAGCTCCTCAGCAGGGGTATATGAATACTAATATGCCCAATGCTATGAATCCTACTGGACAGGCTCAGACTTCTCAGCCTGCAACTCCTGCTCAGACAGCTTCTAGTGAACAGAAGTAATTAAGTAATTATTTGAGATTAGAATAAGTTAGGGGTGGAGGTAAATCTCCACCCCTATATATTTTCATATTTTTTAATAATTACTATATTATAGGTTTTTACCTCAATATTAACCTCTAATTAATCTGAAATTAATAGACTGAGGATATTTAATTTTTAAATAAAGAAAAATTATAATTTTACTGTCTAGTAACTAATAAATGAAAGAATATTTTGTTAGAGAGGAGATTTCTATTTTATGTTAGGAAATCCAAATACTCAATTAGATGAAGAGATTATTTTATTTGGCAGTACTAATATGAGTAAAGATGATGTATTATCTATATTATAAGAAGAATGTTCTGAATTAATTCATGCTATATCAAAATATAATAGAGCTAATGGAAAAGGAATACCTACTTGGTGTTCTAAAGAAGAAGCATATTATAATTTAATTCAAGAATTTACTGATGTTATGATTGATTTAAATCAATTAGCAAGAATGATGAATTGGAATGAAGAAACTTTTAAACCTTATAAAATGAAAGCTCATATTGATATTATTAAAAGATATGAAGAAAGTATACTTGGAGAAAATCGTTGGAGGAAATCATAAATAAAAATGCCAAAAGATAAATCTAAAATAGCACAACATGGCTTGTCAGAAGAACAGATTAAAGTAATTGATAATTATAAAAATGAAATTAAACATATAGAAGGTACAATCAATGCAGTAAGAGCTAAGATAGGTATGTATCTTGGAGCTATGCATGATCAAGGATGGCTAAATGGATTTAGAGAGATATTTCAAAACTCTATTGATCAGGTAATTAATCCAGATTCTCCTTGTAATTTTGTATCAGTATTATATGATGAAAGAACATATAAATTTGCTGTACAAGATAATGGTATGGGAATTCCTTTTGATATGATTATTCAGATATATACAGAAGGACATACTGGACGAAATCTTACTAAAAGTAAAAAAGGAGATTATACTGCAGGAACTAATGGTATAGGTGCTAAAGTAACAAATGCAGTATCAGCATATTTTGATGTAATGTCTTATAGATATGATGGTACATGCATGCATGTTAGATTTGAAAAAGGTAAATTAAAGAAACAAGAATTATTACCTAATAAGGAATTATTTCAAGGTACTAGAGTAGAATGTGAACCTGATCATACTGTATTAGGAGAAACTCCATTAGATCCAGGCAGGGTGTATTTATTAGTAAGAGATACTTTATCTTTATTACCTATTGGAACTAAGATAGATTATACCAGTATTAATAAAAAAGGTAAAGTTTATCATGAATTAATGGTAAATGAAGATGGTATCATGACTAATATTATTGGTAAAAGTTCAGCTATGCTGATTGCACCAATTAATATTTATAATGATACTGGAGAAATGAAACTTGAAATGTCTTTTACATTTGATCAGCAGGATTTGGGTGGGGAAGATATTACAGCTTATGCTAATATGTGTCCTACAAGTACAGAAGCTAATAGAAATACTCATGTTGGTGGAGTATTAGATGGAATTTGTACTTGGTTCTGCAATTATATGAATAAGACATTTCTAACAGATAAAGAAAAAGTTAAAATTAGAATAATGCCAAGTGATGTTAAAACTGGATTAAAAGTGATGATATCAGCTTGGGCATTAGAGCCTATTTTTACAGGACAAGCTAAAGAAATATTTTCTAATATAGAATATAAAGCTTATGCTAAATCTGTAGTAATGAATGCTTTAGATGAATGGGCTAAAGCTAAACCTCAAGATTTATTAAAATGCTGTAAATTTATTAAAGATATAGCAAATGTTAGAATAAAAACTGATTCTGAAAAAATTAAAGTTACAGCTAAATATGAAACTTCTGCAACTAGTGGATTACCTGCTAAATATTTAAAACCAACTTCTAAAGATTATAAAAATACAGAATTGTTTATAGTAGAAGGAGATTCAGCATTAGAGACTGCTAGAAATGCAAGAGATGTTAAAACCCAAGGAGTATTTCCTATTAGAGGTAAAATATTAAATGTATTTCAAGCAACTCCACAAAAAATTGCAGCTAATGTAGAAATAGCTTCTATTATACA